TACAAAAGATTTAAATAAGCTAGGTATTCCTACTGGTGTAATGCCAGACGGTAGTGCAAATCTAACAGTTGGTTTTACATTCGCAAACACAAATGAAATATATAGAGCGATAAAAAAAGATGCATCTATACAAGTAGGAATACAACCAGGCTCAATGATGTTAACAGGATTTGGAAGTAATGCTGGCGGACCAGTTGTTATTCAAGGATTCAACACATCACCAAGTATGGGATATGCAGATATTAACTAATTACAAATGTTAATGTATATGGATAGAAATGTAGATTTTTCAAAAATGTCTAACTCAGAAATTAATATAAAAGTTATGAGTTATGATAATGAATACGACATTCGTAAGAGTAAAATAATAGAATTGGTACACGAGTTGGAAGACTTGGATTTCTTATATAGAAAGGCTACCGATGAACTTAAAAAGAGAGGCGTTTTAAGTGATGAGTGAATTTAGAGTTGTTGTCGCAAAAGTAAGGGAAGTTGAAAACATAAACTCTTCATACATTGATGATGGATTACATGAATTGGATAAACCTTACGATGGTCTTAGAGTAAGAGCAGAAATTGAAGGCAAAGACTACCCAAAGAACAATGAACCAAAATATCTTCCTTGGGCATTTCCTCTATTACCAAAAACATTTCAAAGCATCCCAAAAGTGGGAGAATCTGTTCTTCTAATATATGATGCATCATCCAATGGACAAAGATATTATATCGGTCCTATAATTTCGCAACCACAATTTAATGCATATTGTGAGCCAAAAAATGCCACATCGTTATTAATGGAACCAGTGCATAATAAACCATTGGAAAGGGTGTCCAATAATGATGATACGAAGGGTGCGTATCCAAAGTCATCAGATGTTGCTGTTATTGGTAGGGGTGCTGAAGATGTTATTTTAAGATATAATAAAACCACAAAAGAAAGTGAAGTTCAACTTAGAGCTGGTGTTCGTGGAGAAGCCACAAACGACCCAAATCCCAATATGGTTGGGAATATCATATTTAATGGGACTGACCCAGCTTATATACAATTAAAATATAAGAGTGGATTAACAAAAAAACAAAATCAGCAAGGAAATAGTATCATCAATATGGTTGCCAATAGAATCAATATCATGAGTAATAAAGATGATAATATTGCTCATAATCTAAAGGATAAAAACCATATGATTTTGGACGAGAAGATGGATGAAATTATGGACAATCTGCACCAAGTCCCAATGGGAGACAAACTTGTTGAATTGCTAAAAATAATGAAAGGTTGCATTATGCATCACGTTCATCCTTGGGCTGGAATGGAACAATGTGGAGATTGGGGAGGATATATCAATAAACTTGATGGCTACGATATTGATTCAATTCTTTCAAAATATGTAAGAATATCATAATTACTTAAAAGCAATATAAATGAAAAAAATAAAACACACAGAAACAACAAGTACCATATTCTTTGACAATGATGAAGAAATGGACAATTTTAAGAAAAAAATGATAGAACAAGGGGGTTTTAAATTTAACCCAAAGGAATAATCAACAAACCTTAATTAAAAAATGTGAAATAGTTTTGCTATTTCGCATTTTTTTTTATATATTTGCTTTGAAATATTTTTTATTAAGCAAAAAAAAAAACACAAATGAAAACATTTTTAGATTTTTTTAATCAAAAAGCAACATTAAACAATGAAGAATATGCTTTTAATGGAAATTTTACGATGTATTATGTAAGTGGTAAAAAAAACCCTATGGTCTACGAAAGCGACAAATGTTTTTTCTATTTTATAAGTGGTAGTAGAGAAAAGGTAATGATTGTGAGAGACGGTGTTACTTGGATGCGAAGACCAATTCATAATATAGGGTGTAAATCCTTTGGGTGTTTTAAAATTTCTGAACTCAATACAGATGTTTTAAAAGATGATTTTATGGGCGTTACTGTATATCTAAATAGAAAAGATGCTGAAAAGCAATGTTTAAAATAATAAAAATGGAGAGTTTGTTTACTCTCCATTTTTATTATTTTATGCCTTAAACTCAGATGAATCAACTGGGCTGCACTGCACAGTTCTGTATAGTGGAATAGTTCCCCATAGTGTGTGAGAATTGCTATAGTTATTTCTGCCATCGTTGTTCACGACAAAAAACTCCATATGTTCAGGTGATATTTGTATACCAATATAATCTCCTTTTTTTATATCTACGTTAAGTTCATCCAATGTTTCTTGGTAAACACCAACGGTAAGTTTACCAGTTTTCATATAAGTTCCCAATTGCTTCTCTTTATCATAAGATTTAAGTTCTGGCTCCTCTATCTTATAGACACAAGGTATCTCAATTGGTGTCTTGTATGTCACATCATCTGGGTCTGTCTCTCCATATACAGCATCAACTTGCGTTTTAGATGCGTCAACTTGGTACAGAATAACAGTTTGCCCCATGTCTTGCTCTATGTAGTTTTTCCCTATTTCTCTTTCCAATGCAAATGATTCTGCATCATAAAATAGACTGTTTCTATTGATAGGAACTCGCCTAATGTTTTTTGCGTTAAATTGTATTTTACCCATAATTAATCTGCATAATATTTATCCCAAACGTCAAGATTTAAGCCACTGTCAAGAATCACAAGCGTTGGCTCTCCATTTCTGTTTACCATTCCAAAATTATCTATTTGGCAGAAATCAGACATACCCGTATTTTCGACGAAATTTTTGAACTCGCTTAACCATTCTGAGTTATTTATTATATTTTCGTATGTTTCATCATAATATCCCTCATCCGTCACATAATTAGCCTCTATATAACAGAAAACATTGTACAAGCTTTCCATTTTATCTCCATAATAATATGTTTCATGCCATTTTTTCTCCCCGTCAAAATATTTGTCATATCCAACTGTATAATCACTTTTTCTTTTTCCATTATAGTTTTGAGGCTCTGAGCCTACTATTGCAGGCATCTTTAAAGATTTTTGATGTGATGTTCCGTAAAAAGGTATTCCTAATATTTTCTCAAAATCAATATCTTTTGCTGGAACTACGTTTTCTGAAACTAAATATGTATATTTTTCGTCTGCTTTAAATATTCTAACTAACAATGGACTGTCATAAGAACGATACATTTCATATTCTTGCTTATTTTGCGCAATTCCTGCCTTATATTGACCACCCATAGCTAATTTTAGTATCATATTATCACTAAGCGTAAAAACGCATCTAGAAGAGCCAAAATTATTTGGTTCTCCTAACCATTTGACACAGTAATCATATTGAGCACCCCATCCATTTTTGCCTAACGCTGAAAGCTCTTTTAGCGAAAACCCTTCTCTATATGCCTCAAATAATCTTTTTTTCTGAGATTCATTAATTTTTATTACTTTCATAAAAAACTTTAATATATTATATAAATATATGAAAAAAAACAATTGGTAGGTCTTGATTTTTTCATATTTTATATTATATTTTAACTAGTTAAAATATAATATAAAATGGCACTATCATTAGATAAAATTAATGATGCATATAATTTATTGAAAGAGTATAATGGAACTAACTCTTACATAATTCGTCTCAAAAATTCTGTTTTCGTCTATAAGACAAAGACAATGAATGATTTTGAGGCTGAGTATGTATTGTACAATCACGATAAAGAGCCAAAGCTGATTAACAAGATTGTTAGAATCCCAGATTGGTATGGAAAGAAACGTCAAGAAGAATGGAATACCGAGTTTATACCAGATAGATTCAAGATTACTTGGTACATGGGAGAGACAAACCAATTCTACCATTTCTATTGTATCTATAGAAGGTCACAAGAAAAAGCAGTTGAAGTATTTGCACCAAAAAGAGCAATATTGACTGATTTCTTATCTGAGGATTGGAATTTGAAAGAAATCGATTTTAAGCCCTACAACGAGCGAAGTGGACGAATCCTTTATCCTTATCAAGAAGAGGCTGTAAAGTTCCTTACGAGCCGTAAAAAGGGGATTCTAGCTAGCGAAATGGGTAGTGGTAAGACATTAGCAGCAATCATAGCGGCATTGGAAGACAAATATCAGAAAATATTAATAATATGTCCTGCTTCTGTAAAGATGACATGGAAAAAGGAATTGGAGTTATTAGTACCAAGTGATGACATAACAATTGTAGAAGGAAGTAAATGGAAAGAGAATAAATTCACAATTATTAATTATGACATACTGAAAAATTTCTATGAAGTTCCAACTGAGGTTGTTAAGAAAAAAGAACTTAACTTAAACGATGAAGGAAAAGTTGTAAAGGTTGTTAAGGAGAAAACTGTTGTGTCTAGAAAGAAAGCTGTGATAAGTGAAGCTATGGGTAACAGTCAATTATACCAATCAAAGTTTGACCTAGTAATAATTGATGAAGCACATAGGTTATCTAATACAACAAGTGGTATATTCAAAATTGTATCTGACCTCCTTGGTAGAAGTAATCCAAAAGGTATATATGCAATAACTGGAACGCCAATTACGAATCGCCCTATAAATTTCTTCAACATATTAAAAATTATAGACGCTCCGTTAGCAAACGATTGGAAGTATTATGTTGAAAGATATTGCGATGGACGTTGGTTCTATAATAAAAAAGAGCGTGATGCATATTGTGCAATTTTCTGTAGGAAGAAAAAGAAAGAAAATTGGTATGCGTTGACAGATGAAGAGAAAGAGCAGTTAGATGAAATTCTTGACAAGAATTGTGAAAAAATATGGGTAACAGATGGTTCTTCAAATCTCGATGAATTACAAGAGGTTGTTAAACCGTATTATCTAAGAAGATTGAAAAGTGATTTTGGTAAAATCGTAAAGAAAACCATTAAAGTTTTAAATTATAAATTAACTAAAAAAGAGAAAAAAGAATATGACAGCGTATGGGAGGAATATTTGGCAGCACAACAAGGTCATGGTAAAGAGGACATTGAGAAATATAGGAGTATTACTGAAGGCATTATGCTGCGACAATGGCTAGCCAAGTCTATGACAGATAAGACAATCAAACTCGCTGAAAAATGCATCAAATTAGGACATAAAGTTGTCATATTTTGTTCATTCGATGAAGAATTGAACACAATTAGAAAACATTTTGGGAATTTATGCGTTTATCACAACGGAAAGCTTTCCATGAAAAAGAAAAACGAGGCTGTTGAAAGATTTCAGAATGACCCAAATATCAAGGTGTTTATAGGTAACATACATTCAGCTGGAGTGGGATTAACACTAGTTTCTGGTCGTGTTGCCATATTCAACAGTTTTTCATGGGTTAGTGGTGATAATTTGCAAGCAGAAGATAGAATTCATAGGCTTAATCAAAAAAACAATGTAACTATTTACTATCAAGTTTATTCTGATACTTTTTATAAAGAAATGTTTGATAAAGTAAGGGGTAAACAAGAAATTATAGATAATATAATTGTTAGCGAAAATGAAAAATAATAAAACTAATGTGAAATGTTATGGAATTTAAAATTGAATTAAAAGATATTGAAAATTTATTTATCGAAAGGGGTAAAATATATACTAATAAAAATGGTAAGAAAATAGAATATATAGTTGAGAACAATATCATCATTGATGTTAATCCATATGACGCAGAAAGAGTTGCAGAAGAGAAAATCCACGATTTATTAGGTAACGATGAAGGAGTTAAAAGAATTAATGCTATTATTCAAAAAATGAAAGACAAACCGTTAGTTAATCGTTATTTATATAAACATGAAGCAAGCTCAGATACAACTGAAAAACCAACAGCAAACACCGATATAGAAAAAGTAAAACAAATCATAAGTCTAGACAAAATAGGCATTTTAGATAAAATTGCGGAAGAAAATAGAGGAAAAATTGATAATAATATAACTTGCGAAGAAGTGTGCTATATTCCAGAAAATAGTACCAAAGAGGAAAAAATAGCCAAACTTAAAGAAATGATTGAGAAATTAGAAGATGAAAGTTAATATGGAAGATGAAGAAATTGTAAAACTAGGCTTCATACGTTTAATTGGCGAAGAAACAGATGGGTATTACAGATATGAATTTATTTTTACAAATGACATTGATGGGTTTTGGGGAGAAAACTTTGACCAGAAACCTTGTTGTCTAGTTAATGGACTAACACCAGATGAAGAGTATATTTATGAAATCCATATCGTTAAAATGAAAATAAAACTAGATTTAATCCAAGACAACTGCTGTTTCGGTTTTCAAGATTGTACTGACGGTATAATAGCGTTAGCATGGGAAAATTTGGATGGCTATGACGAATATCCAGAAGAAGGGAGAATTTTTTTTAGATTTGGGGAAACTTTGGAAGAAGTTGAAAATAAACTAGCAATAAAAAATGTGTTAATGATAAATTGATATGATAGAACCAATTTTTAAACCTCAAGATTACATAATCAACCGCGCGTCAGGAGATATGGCAATTATTGATAGTGTAACACCTAAAAATTATTATCATTTCAAAGCCTATTATGGCTCAATGTTCAATGAACTTAAGGACGTAAAAAACAAACTGTATGACTTACAAGTAAACTATCAGAAATTTTATGATTTATGCACAGAAGAAGAAAAAAAGAAACTTGATGATATTATAAAAGAAAAAGGAGAGAAATGATGCTTTCTCTCCTTTTATTTTTCTCTAATAACGATATAAAGTTCTTCCATATTTGTAAAATAATTATTTTTATTGTAAATTGTTTTGTTACAATTTATTTCATTTATAGGTGTATAACCAAAATATAATAATTTTACGCCATTCTCTTTACATAATTTATTTTTTAATAAATCATTTTCTAATTGTAGCACATTTGTAAAATTTCTACCTTTAATCAAATGTTGTTCTCCTTGGCATTCAATTGCAACATTATATTCTGGTAAATAAAAATCTAAACTCATGGGATTTTTATTTTTTAGCCAGTCAAATTTTTTTATATAAGTAAATTCTATGCTATTTTTCATTAAATAATATGCTAATATGTTTTCAAGTTTACTTTTTTTACACTTTGGGCATCCATTACCTTTTAAATGATTATTTGGAAATATCCAAAATTCGCCATGTTTAGGACAAATTACGCACACTTTAGTTACAGTGTTAACATACACTGATTTGGAATAGTCATATTTATCACCATGAACTTTTCTAGCTTTTTCAATCCATTCTTCTGTTGATGGGGAATACTCATTAGCACATTTAAGGCAACCTTGTCCTCGTAAATGGTTAACTGGCTTTTGCCAAAATTCGCCATGAATAGGGCATATTATGCAAACCTTAGTCTTATTATCAATGTATTCTACTTTAGAATAATCATACTTATCACCATGAACTTTTCTAGCTTTTTCAATAAAAATATTCTTTGTGAGTTTTTTTCCACTACAGATTTTGCATCCTTGTTTACCATCAACATGGGCAGTTGGAGTCATCCAAAATTCGCCATGAATGGGGCATATTATACAAATTTTGGTACTGTTATTAATGTAATTAACTTTTGAATAATCATATTTATTCCCATGAATTTTTTTAGCTTTTTCAATCCATTCTTTTGTCGTTAATCTTCTCATATTTATATATGTATTACTATATATAAATATAAACGAATAAAAAAAAAAATTAATTAAAAACTAAAAATTATTGTATGATTATATAAAGCGACTCTCTTATTGGCATATTCAATATACCACTAGGATAATTATACTCATCATTTTTAAGTGATGGGTCAAAAGTTATTTCAAATGTGCCTTTAAACGTTCCTGCTTCCTTTGTATCGTGTTTTTTCCAATCATAGCATATAATATACTGTTCAGTGCAATCATCGCCTTCACGAAGCTTTATATATGCTTTGTTTTTGGCTACTTTTGTAACATTGGTATCAACATTTACCATTGTAAATGTTATATCAGCACCTTGTATGCATTCATGGAATTTATTAAAGTCATGCCTTCCATCCTCTATAAGTTCCATTCTTAGTGTTGGTAAAGTACTATTTTGTGTTATGTAAAAGTATTGCATAATATATTTTTTATATATAAATATTATACAAAACAAAAAAACCTTGACCACCATTTGTAGTCAAGGTTTTTTATTATAGTTTTAAACTGTTTTGTCAGCGATTTATCTAAACTCATTGATTGACCAATGTACAAGACCGTCAACACGAACATGTCCATAGTAACGGTTGTTAACCATCTTCTTAGCGTAACGAGTCATAATACCCTTTACTGGTGCGAAGTTGAATGGGTTGTACATAGTAGGAGTCAACTGCATTGGCACATATGGTGCATAGATGTAACCTGTGTCAAGAAGTGACTTACCCTTGTGACCAATGATAATTGACCAGTGTGGGCTATATGGGTCACGATATACAGTGTAACGTCCGCTTAATGAACCAATCTTCTCAATACCCATGTTGTACTGGTCGCTCTCTGCTGAAGCATCTGATACGTGGAAGTACTCAAGGTTATCGAACAATGCGCTGATTTCAGAAGATACAACAATGAAGTTTGCACCACCACGAAGTGTTGACTTGTGAATCTGTGCAGAAATCTGGTTAATCTTAGTCATCAACTCTTGGTTCCAGTCTTTCTGAGTATAGTTAGTTGAGAATGCAGCCATACGTCTCCAACCATTTACATCCCAACGAGCCTGCCAAGGAGCACCCTTACGCAAGTCACGAAGAATCTCACGGTCAATTTCTGCTGCAATCTGCTCTGAAAGGATTGCTGTCAACTCAGCCTCTGCGTCAATATTGTGGAATGCAGAAACGTCTTGTGCCAACTCTGGAGACCATGTAGCACGAAGTTTTCTCTCCTCTACTGATACAGTTACTGAATCCAACTTGAAGCTAACCTCACCAATTTCAGTCTCAAGCTCAAGAGAATCATACTGTGCCCAAGCAATTTTGAACAATGACTTCAAAGCATCTTTAGTTGCTTGTGGGTCATCTACTGTGATTGCTGCGTCCAATTGTGCTGCATCAACACCGATATAACCATCGATTGTACCAGCTTGCTGAACAACTGGTTTAGCCAAATCCAACTCAATATACATTTTGCCTTCAGCATCACAAGCTGCGCCATATTCTACGATACCTTTACCATATTTCTGAGTAACAACTCTGAAAGGAACTGACTCAAACTTACGGAAAGCAGCAGTCATAACGCTGTCAGAACCAGGAGCAGCAGCAGCTGTAAACTCTTTCTGAGTAATAACTTTCAAAGATGCAAGGAAGCCTTCTGTATCCATTTCGTTACCATCAGGACCAGTCAATTTGCTTGCATTGAATGAAGAGAAACCATCAATCTCAAGGATTAAGTTACGAATAGTTCCGTCAAAACCACTCTTGAAATACTTATTAAGGTTGTCAGCTCCGAATGGACGAACACCACCAGGTGTCAAAAATGCTGGAATAGCTTCACCAACTTTAATGGTAACTTTACCCTTAGAGTTGTCATACAAGAAGTCATTGTAGAATAAGTCATACAAACTCTTCTGGAAATACTGAGTTACCTCAGGACCAGCTTGACGAAGTGCTGTTACACCAAGACCAGCGGCTTGAGCATCTGCAAGAGCTGCATCATAATCCTTTGCGTCTGCTACGGTCTGATTCAACTGTGGTACGTACCACTGATTTTTGTTAAGTTCATTAATTGTCTCATCTGGGAGATAGTATCTTGGCTCAACACGACCTTCCTTATTACGGTTAACTCTGTCATAGCCCATAAGACCCTTATGACGACCAGTAGTTCCATCATAGATGTCACCTGGTTCACCAGCAGCACCTTCTGGAAGTTCCCACTCTCTCTCTGAAGTAACAGGAAGAATGAAGAACAACTTACCAACTGGAAGGTTCATTGCTTGAACTGATACAATATCATTAGCAAGAAGCTTGCTAAATACCCTACGAATGATAGGGAATACAACGGTCTCGAATGAACCGCTATTATCTGAAGCAGTAGCCTCGTAAATCAAGTGCTTTGCCTCATTTTCATACAATGTAGCAACATTCTCCTTAATACCCTCTGGAAGACCCTCGGTGAATCCAAGTTCATCCCAACGGTGCTGAATGCTCTCACGTATCTGTTTTTGTGCGTTGTACTCGATATTACCAACTACACCACTTGATAAAAATTCTTTCATATAGATAAATGAAGTTTATTTAACTTATTATTTTTTAATATAAATATACACAAGAATTAAAAAGTGCGATTATTTCATCATTCTGTGCATTAAATCAAGAGAATCTAACACATCTTTTGACTGGTAGATTTTTGTCTCATTGATTTTCTTTGAACCTTCAACTGTAAGAGACTTGTCTTCAGTGATGTTCATTTTCTTTGATTTCTGAAGGTCTCTGCTAATTGACTCATAGAGTGTTTTAGATGCATCTACTGTCTTAGCCTCTTTTGAGAATCTTGAAATAATCTCTTTCTTCTCATCTTGTGTTGTTGAGTTTTCAGAAATCAACTTGATTATCATACCAAGATTGTGGTTTGTAACGGCAGCCTCCTTCAATGACTTCATTACGTCAGTTAAAGTAGATTTTAATTCCTTGTTTTCGCTAAGTGCTTTATTCGCTCTCTTCATAAAGCTCTCTGATACTGAATCTTCCTCTCCACCGCTATAACGTGGTGTTACAGTACCCTTAACTCTCTTACCACCCTTACTCATTGAACGAGCATTACGTCCGTTTGAGTTTGGAACGTGAGACTTAGATGTGCTGTTCTGCTGTACGAATCCACCAACGTTTGTTGCTTCCTCAACTGGCGCATCAACGTTGCCACATTCTTCCATTGAACCTTCTACATCCTCACCCTCTTCAATCTGCTTTCCTTTTTCAGCATTGAATGGTTTGTCTGCTTTACTTTTCTTGCCTGGGTATCCACTCCAAGGTTTCTCAGTTCCGTGAGGAACACCAGCGTCCCAGTCGTTTACATTTTTACCTGGCTCTGACATGCCTGGATTTGTCATTACATCTTTTTTCTGATAATTGTCAGTGTATCCTACATTTGAATCGTACTCTAATACTAATTCAAACATTCTTTCTGTTGATTCATTCATATCGTCATAATCATTTTCATAATCATCTTCTGCACCGAAATCATCAGCACCTTCATCATCTGTAATTACATCATCATCACTTGAGTTGGATGCAGCAACATCTGTCGCTTCTCCATTATCACCAAGATTGATTAGGTACTCAGCTCCAGTTTCATTGTCTTGAATGTTTACGTTGCCATTATCGTCCTTATGAACGAGTATCTGGTCATCATTCTTCATTAGCTTGTAAACCTTTACGATTTCCTCGTCTTCCGCATTTGAAAAGTCATACTCATCGTCTGATATTTTATATTTATCAAACTCTGCCCATCCGTCACCATCTTCGCTTGATTCGTCACCCTCTACGCTTGCATCATCAATGCTAGTGTCATCACTATTAGTGTCATCACCACCATCAATTACTGCATCGTCAGTTGGCTCATCTGCTTCCTTACCAGTGTCAGCGTCCTCTACGCCATCCGTAGAGGCATCTACTGAATCAGCATCATTTGTAATATCAGAACTAGTATCTTCCACTTCCTCTTCTTCGTAGTCCTTGTCATCGTCCTCAGACAATAACTTGGCATATGTATCACGTACAGCCTCATCTAAAAGAGTCTTGACTGCACTTTCAGTATTTTCCCTCAAAGAATTAGCGAGTGTATTGTAATCCAATAAAGATTCTTTCACTACTTTGCTTCTAATATTTTTATTCATTTAGAAAATAGATTTAATACATTATTTTAAATATAAATATTACATAATAACAAAAAAATATCACTTAATGTTTTTTAATTCGTTGTAATTATGCTTTGTATATTATAAATATTTGGTTTGTGATAAATATTTATAATAAAAATTAATAAAAATGAAAAAAAATGAATTAGATATAATTAAAGAGGGTAAAACTGGTCATGGTATTCTAATTGAAAACGATGGATTTATGTTTTTGAAAAACACAAAAGAAAACCAAATGATTAGGGAAGGAATAGAAAATGGTGAATGGAATATCCCATACCCATTTGTCGTAGACGCTGTTTTCCAAAAATTCGGCATTAAAAATGCTAATGGTAGAATATATCCAGAGGAAGTATTAAAAAAACAAGTTGAATTATATCAGCAGAAAATTGACGAAAGAAGGGCATTGGGCGAATTAAATCACCCAGCAGAAAGTACCATTGACCTAGATAGAATTGCAATAAATATAGTAGAATTACACTGGGAAGGAAGAACCCTTGTCGGAAAACTAGAAATTAACACATCATATGGTTTCAGAAAATATGGTATGGTGACAACACGCGGAGACCAGATGGCGAACCTTCTCATCAATGGATATAAAATTGGTGTATCATCAAGAGGTGTTGGGTCAGTAGAACAAAAACTAGGACAATACATTGTTGGTGATGACTTTGAATTAATATGTTGGGATGTTGTCAGTGACCCTAGTACAAATAATGCCTTTATATCAATGAATGGCGAGGAAGAAATGGGTCTTTGGATTGAAAAAAATGTGGTAAATAATAATAAAACACCTATTAACGAAAAAATAAATAAAATTAAAAATATTTTGAATTCTTAATGTTTTTTTATATAAAAGAACACAATATTCCAATAATATATATTTTCAATAAATTCCATTCTTTGCATAGACTCGATGAGCATTTCAATCATATGTATGACGATGCCTTGTTTATTGAGGATATAATTGAAGATAACAACATTCTATTAAACGAAATAAAAAAGCGAAGTCTCATTTAAAGGCTTCGCTTTATCTTTCTCATATATTGTCAATTCTGACCATAAATGCATCTGTCACACCACCTCTGTTAGATACAAAATGTACACTGTTTTTCCTAGGAGAGAAATTTATTATTGCGTCCATAAATTCTTGTCTGCTTTTATGCATTCCGTTTTTAGGGTAGCAAGTATAAACAGTATAATTTCCCATATCTTTTGTTGCTGAATGACCCCATCCGCATAGTTTCTCTGCTTTTAGCAATCCTTGAATCATTCCATTATTTGATTGGCTTCTATACTCATCAACCCCATCTTGGTCAAGAAACATATCCATTTGCCCATCTGGGTAAACCCCACCAATTTCTTTTATGATTCTTTTAACAGAATTGCCAACTATCCTATGTAAGTCATTTTCAGTTAACCTTATTATTCTTACCATAATTTTAAATAAACAATAGTTTTTATTTTATTACCAACTGCCACGATATAAATCTCCGTCTGACGGACTATCGTTAACTTGGTTTACATCATCCCTATACCAATCTGGGTCTTCCTTATACCCTTCTGCTTCATCATCATTCCAACCTAGTACATTGCTGTCTTGGTTATAATGTGTTGGGTCAATATCCTCTTCGCCTTGAGCACCCCAATCATGCTGATTTCTGAATTCATTCTCAGCCTCGTATCTATCAATCTGGTCTTCAAATGGCTCATAGTTGTTCATGACTGAATTATCATCACCTTGACGCCAGTCATTTCCTAGAACATCTTCTTTTAATATCCTAGATACTGAATTCCTAATAATCCTATGTAAGTCAGATTCTGTTAACCTTATAATCCTTTTCATATTTAATGTATATTTTAATATAAATATAACATAAGATTACTTTCTTTTCTCCACAGTAAAGCCATTTTCCTTGAAAAGATAAACTAAGTTGTTGACAACCGTGCTTACTTTATTAGAAAGCATTTCTTTCAAATCCTTTAGTTTCTTCACATCAGAATCATTCTGCCTCAGATAGAAATCAAAGGATAGAAACTTTTTATCGCCAATATTGAATTTATCTGTGTTGATGTCAAAATCCAATATAAACCTATTAGTAAAATTTATTTCGTCAATCAAGAATAACTTTATACTTTTTTTCATTTCTTTCTCAATCCTCGATATGACATATCCATAATCCATTTGAGTTTTGGGGGATACCCAACATTTTCCACTTACATAAATAACTTGTGGATTGTCCTTGTTGACACTACCATATTTTACAATTACATGGTTGCATACATCTAACTTATATTCCTTATTTAAACGCTTCATTTGTTATATTGTTTAGTACATATAAAATATAACAATTTTTTGATAAAAATCAATAGGCGGTATTAAATAAAATGAGCGAATCGGAATTATTCGCTCATATATTTGACAAGTCAATTGGATTTGTTAAAAGTAGCTTGAGATTAGAGGCAGATTGATAGCTGCTCTTTATATATAATTTTTTGTGCTTTAACCATAGTACCCCAATTTTCTCAATCTTTCAGTTCTTCTTGAACGCTCTTCTGGATGAGAGTTTAAATATTCTGTGTATCCATTAGCATATTCTTTATATAGAGGATTTGTAATCATTCCGTGTTCATCTGTGTCATTTCCCAAAGATGAACGCTTTTGTTTTGCATAGTTATATATTTTTCCTCCATTGTCTGATTGACTCTTAAACAAGTCATCAATTGTGCCACCATTTGCATTAATTACTTTTCTTGCTTGTAATGCCCCTAATCTTCTTTGTCCTCCTTCTGTGTTGCCGATTTCATTCAAAATTCTATTCACAGACTCTTTCACAATCTTATGAAGGTCTGATTCTGTAAGCCTTATAAGTTTTTTATTCATATTTCTATACGTATTTTCTAAATAAATATCATTCATTTTCGTTTTCTTCTCTAGGGTTAATCAAAATATGTTCCTCATCAATTGGTTCATCAATTGCCACCTCTGGTAGTACGCTATCAATTGCTACCTCTGGGTCGTATCCAACCAACGTCACCTCGGATGCTTTTTCAATGTCATCCCTACTGATTCTAACCATTATATTATCGCCATTAATGAATTTTATATCGTTTTCCAAATTCATTAACTCACCGTTCACCAACAGTTTGAAATCGAATACATTTTTTGTTTCTACTGATTCAAGAACCATATCTTTGTCTATTTCAAATTCAAGTTCTGTCACACAATCGAAATTCATTATAACCTTCATTATTTTGTTATAATATCTGTCGGGTTTCTTTTCGCAGCAATCGTCAGCGTCACTCGTTTCCTCAAATATTTCTGAAGGTTTGTCTGTTGGTATCATATCTGGCACTGGGCAGTTTTCATCATCATTCACCAATGACTCAATTTTGAATTTCTGTTCCTCATCTAGTTTGAACGTCATAAATGTAACTTTTTCTTCATCCCTTCTGTTCTTACCTCTGCGATGAATGATACCAGTAGCATCTGAATCACGCCAAGGCATTAAAAACCTAGATGGAATTCTTTCTACCTTGTAGTCTTCTTTTCTTATTATATAACCCCTTACTTTGACCTTATATGTCTGTGAATAGTATTTACGGTCATCAATTGCATACTCAGAATTATCGGAAACGTCCTCAAGCGTCATTGACATTGGATGACCATTAGGAGATATATAGCAATCAATTGCACTAAATTCATAGTGCATAAGCTCGTTCATTTCATTTATTATCTCCATTTTGTTAGCAACAATGGAAATCGAATAAATGAAATTTACTTGAAACGGCTGTTTCATCGTGTATTTGTCGTAAGCCTCTGTTCCATTTTCTTGTAATACTGGAACATAAAACATTGCAAAATCCTTATGCCCAGGAATATTGAAATAGTTTCCTTGGCTTTCACCTTTCTGAGGGTTATTCTCACGTGTAACAGTTTTGAAATTTATAATTGGGTTACCAGTTTCGTCTTGTTTATCCCATTCTTGAATGTATTCACTAAGTCTTTGCGTACTGTATAGTTTATATGTAGGAAGCCTTTTTCCATCATACGTTATCTGTATGTGTTCTTCCACCCACCTAAACATTGCTTCATCTATGTCAGAATATTCAATTGGTAAGGGAAATGGAGTTCCTTTTTCCAATATCATTTTTGACATATTACGTCTGCGCTCAACACCAAATGCATGGTGTCTGAGTTTCAATTTATCCATATATGGTTTTGGCTGTATTAGCATAACTTATATTTTATCAATAAATAGTATTAAAAGCATTTAAAATATTTGGTCAAATGAATTATTTTTCGTATATTTGCACAACCGAATAATATATGATTATAAAAACAAAATGGCTGAGAAACGAATCTCAGCCATTTTTTCATCTTGATAACTTATCAAGTCTGCTTATTATATCCCCAAGCTGTTGAACGACAAACACGTTTTTAGTTAAGCCGTTTTTAAGCATTCTATCATAAATTTCGGAAAGTGTTTTCTTACAGTTTCTCATTGCTATCAAATCACCCTCCCCCCAATAAAAATTTTCATTAATCATGCACTTACTTTTTAGATAATCATTTATTATTTCCGTTATAATATCTTTCATAACACTTAATCATCCATTAATATATCTCTTATCTCCAACAATTTTGCAATATCTTTAACAATATTATTTTTGTCAAATGTCATTTCGTTTAATTGGCTACTCAAGCCTTTTAATTCTTCGTTGTTTGAATCTTCTTTAAGCATTGATGTGATGGCTGTTAGACAATCCTCTTTAAGTTTATTAAACAGTTTCTCTTTTCTCTGCTCTGCAATTGGGCTTCTAAAATCTGTAATTTGCTGCACAAATGACATTTCAGATTCATTAAGGTTTGTTTTCATCTTGTCCTCAAACTCACTTATCAAATCGTCAATATTTTTGCTTTCTTTAATCACATCGTTTTTATGATTTTCCATATATTGGCAAACCGTATGATAACTTTCGATGAGTGGTATCATATTTGCAGTTGTTTTCTTATGTGTTAGAATAATATGGCCTGATTCATATAGTTTTCTACTTTCATCATCGATGAAATCACTAGGAATTATATTGTTTTCAAGCATCACTTTTCTAAGTTTTTTATTTGACTCCCTAACTGTTTTCTGGTTTATTCCCTTAACAGAAATATCAGCCAATTTCTCTAGCACTTCTTTTGCTTCGGCAATAGTTGCAGCCTTGCCCTTATATTGCGTTTTAATCGCATTGTAGAAGGCAAATTCGTTCTTGAGGTTACTATCTTCCTTTATTAATTTTACAACGTCTCTGACAGCCTTTTTGTTCGTCTTAAATAACGTAGGCAATTGCTGTTCAAATATATGATTTAAGATACCGAAATTATTAGTTTTCATTTCAGACGATAATTCATTCTCATGTTTATTATCTTCAATGGTTTCATCTAGCATACGTTTTGCTGCATTATAAGCACCGAAATCATTTCTTTTAAGTGCCTCATTCATTATTTCAATATAGTTTGAAAACTCTTTTTGATATTTATTCTCTTTCATATCGTTTTCTTTTATTGTGTTTTTAGGTTCTTTTTCTTCTTGGTGTATCAATGAATTGTATTGCGCTATTGTCATGTTGCCCAATTTGGCGGTTTTGTCGGCTAATTTAGAATTAGGCGTATTATATTTCCTTACAATGTCAACCATCCATTCTGGAAATGAATATGACCCTTTTATATTCATTCCCATTAATCTAATATCTGTTGGACTAACATATTGGTCGTTTGAGTTAATATACCAAATGACATTGGCATCTCCAGCCTTTACTTCATCATTACCACCCCATTTTTGTTCCTCTGGATAAACATAACTATAATCTTGGAATTTTTCTACCCCACCTAGATTTTCAAGTATTTCATATAATTTTTCTGAAGATACTTTATGCCAAGTTGTAATAATTTTCGGCTCGTCAAACGTTCTTCCTTTAAATGCTGCTGTGTCGTTAACAGCACGTCCAATACCTTCTATGTCATCATCTTCTATATCTTCACTAGATATTGCTTTACCAAGTATTTCATAACCAATTTTTTGAGACAAATGGTAATGGCAAGTATCCGCTTCGGAAACAAATTCCTTTTCTCCGTCTAATGATGTTTGAAACCACCCGAATGAGATTCCCTTATCTCCGTCAAAATACCAAGACCTCATGTATTTATCAGTGGAATCATCATACTCCGACATTGTATCAGGGTTTCCTTGAAAATATTCTAATATAATTTTTTTCATTGAAACATTATTTCTTATAAATATCATCGTAAAATAAAAAGCGTGACCATTGCCACGCTCTTTATTTATTCATCAACATATTTGTTAAGTGCTTTAATCATCTTATCAAATTCCTCATTAATCATAACACTTTCACTATCATATACATCTGCACGTTTATATGATGCCTCTTGTGGCTTTACAGAATGTTCATCAAGCATATTCATGTATTTATCAAACATGCTTTCAACTATTAATGGTTTTTTGGTATTGAATGATTCCATTGGTGCATTTGGGTCAGAACCCATGTCGGCTGTTGGCATAGAGCCTTCTGCTCCAGCAATGTCTCCACCGCTTCCATCATCACCAGGTGCTCCGAGTCCGTCTAGGTCTCCTCCCATGTCACCTTCTCCACCCATAGGTGCTGGAGGTGGTGCGCCACCGCCTCCCATGCCTCCATTATTACCCATGCCTCCTTGACCTTGTTGGTCATCCATATATTCGGCACCAGGCTCACCGTATATTCTGTCAACAGTATCGAATATACCAGTTTTCTTGATGATTTGAGTTGTTTTCTCAAGTTCAGCAGCAATACCTTTTTCAAGACGTATTTCTTCAAGATTCTCTTTAATTTCTTTTTCAGACCATTTCATTATCTGTTTTAATGCACGAGTCTGAGACATAACTGGAAGACCATTACCTGGGTCACTAACAGCATCCCTAACAGCATCAATCTTCTTCTGCATATTTTCTATCTCCAAACCTTCTGCTTGAGTTGATGGATTGTTCATCGACAAAGTGAAATTATTTAACTCATCGTTAAAGCCAAGCAAAAATAAATGTATTGATGCAACTTTCGTTAATTCCATCAAAAATGCTTGCTGAATTCTATTTACTGTTCTAGTAAAACGAATATCCATTAACGCTAGGTTTTTACCATCACCAGCAGTCTCTTCAAAATTCAAGAATGACTTAGGTATTCTAAGTGCTGTCAGTACTTTGTTCTGTACAAACTTGATGTCATCCAATGCGGTCATGTTCTGTGCAGCAGACAATGTATCAATTGGTGTTGGCGCATTCTCATCACGAACAGGAATAAAAATATCTTGGTCAACTGATAATATATTTTTACGAAGGTCAATTTGCCCAGTCATTGGGTCAACAATTGGTGTCCTTTTAAATTCATTTGCGATTCTCTCAACATATGCTTGAACATCTGCATCATCAATTGCGCCAACGAATATTTTATACACACGTCTTTCAATTGAGCGTTCCAAACGATATATAAGCATCATGTCTTCCATAAGAGAAAGCATACGCCAATGCCTACGTGCTGCATTAAGATAACTAACTCCGTAAGGTAAATATAATGAATTGGTAAGTAATCTGAAATGCGCTATTTGCCAATCACGGAATGGTATTTGGGAGTTGTTATCATCTAGCCAAATAAATTGTGTTGACATATCAGCATTATCCTTGGTGATTCCATTTACCGCAATTGACGCACCAGCACCATATGGATTTTGTATTCCGTTTTCAATTCTTTCCATATTGAAAACTGGCATTTGTTTCCACCCCTTTACGCCATTTTTGTTATCAATATCCAAAAGCATAAATTGGTTTCCATACTTACACATTGCACGAATTATCATTTGCCCAGTTAACTGTATATTCAATCTATTTACGAACAAATCTTCTAGTATACTTTTAATACGGTCAGATTTTGAATATACATTTACAATCATCCCTTTATCATTCGTAATGGTACTTTCCTCTGATACAATATCCAATGCAGCACCAATCTCTGGAAATGCATCCATCAAATCAGCGTCACGATACATAAGCTTAACATTGTTAAGTCCAGCATATGCCGTAACAGACAGATTTACATTGGCTTTAATCCACCTATCCTTTAAATATTTATTTTGTTGAAGCTCTAGTTTTTTAGTGGTATAGTCTTCCTTGCTATCGGTTTTATATAATATTTTACCACCGTTGCTAGTCATGTCATATGTGTTGACATGTGGCATAGCATTATCTTGAGGATTCCAATTACCAGTAATCGCTTTATCTAGGGCTTGAAACACAGTTCCATTTTTCTTAGCCATGACAATTTTTTATATAAAAAATAATTATTCTTCTATAAATATAAATATAAATTAAGTTAACGTTGCATTCCGAATACCCACATGCAGCTTCCATTAGGTATATGGTCAAATTTATTGATATTTTTACTGTTATAAAAGGGTAGACCATTTTGTGGCGTTATCGGGTTGCCATAGTTGATTTTAGGCTTATTCATATTAATGGCATTGGACATCATATATGCATTTAATATTGATTTGTCTTTGTTAACGGTATTTTGTATTCTGTTAACAGTAAACTGCATAACAAATAATCCCATTGCTAGTGATGTCAAAGTATCATCGTGAGCACCGTCTTGGTGGTCAATTCTAGCGTTCTCTCCCTTGAATATCCAAGTTTCAAGTTCATTGATAACTCTAGCAGAACGTATCTTAAATTCATCATTACGAACCAAACCAGCAAAATTTGCTAATACTGGATAACGGTTTCCTTGGAAATGGAAACCAGGTAACTTATCCGTGTATCCATCATAGTTTTTGGTTGACCTTTGTACAGTATAAGTCTTTTGATTAGAGTCCTCATAATACAAATTCTTATAACCCATCTGAAGCATTGTTAAAATGCAAGCGTCTCCTTGACCGCCAGTACAGTCAACAACAACAAACGCATCATTATACATCGTGGCATATTGATAGCACAATGCGCCAATATCATCACCAAGTTTTTTGCCCACATATTCCGCAACTTGTTCAATTATTGGCATTCCATTTTCATCCCTACCGTCCATATCAATGATTTCAATGGCAGTTCTATCGGCTGAAACACCCCTAGACGGGTCGCAAGCCAAAATATAACGGTGTCCATCAATCGGTTTTTTCCAAAACCAAGTTTCCTCAACCAACGGGTCAACAAAATCAGATAAAGGTTCTCTAGTATTTAATTTCTCTTGCATTTCAATAAACTCTGGGGCAACAACGTTATCAGCAGAACCCATGAATGACACATCAAGCTCTTGCGCAATTTTCATTGAGTCATTGTTGAACTGTTTACACATTTCATCGTACCAAGGTGCGGATGGTTTCCAACCACTATGCTCTAGTCTAGCCCATCTTTCCTCGTTATATGCAATGCCACCTTCTCCATCAACAATCGGGTCTTGGTCATACATCCATTCGCCTGTATCTTCGTTTTTCTTTTTCCAAACAAGATATTTGTTAAAACGAGGGTCTTGATACCAACGGAACTGTACAGCGACAAAGTTATTTTCTTTACTAAGTGCTTGTCTGTAAGTATTATAATACAACTCGTCTCTACCATTAGGCGTAGATACCATCACAGTTTTGGAGTTTGGGTTTGATGCCATTGTTGCAGCAGCAGTAGTAAATGCAGCAACACCTTCCTCAATAAATGCAGCCTCATCAAGAATCAATACAGATACAGCAGAAATACCACGAGAGGCATTAGGACCAGAAGCACGAGCAATAACTCTACAACCATTGAATAATTTTAACTCACCTTTTGCGTCTTTTAAGAATATGGATTTCGTGTTTTTCTCAGAATTTGGGTCTGGCGAAAAATAATCGTTTCCCCACATCCAACGAGGTACTTGCTCTAAGAAATCACGGATTTTAATAATAATTTCTTGTGCTTGCTCAAGTTTGTTTGCAATACACAAAACAGTTTCTGGCGCATCTTTTGAGGCAAAAACGCATTGTCCAGTAACCCATGCGCTAGATAAAGTTGTAATACCACACTGTCTAGGCTTAATTGCAACAACATTTCTGTTTTCTGAAAGGGCTTTCAGAAATGCCCTTTGTCTTGGGAAACAATGAAATTGTGTTTTTTTACCCTTAGTCGCATTAAACGTACTAAGGTATGTTTCGATGAATTTTATTCGAGATTTGTCCGCATAACATAATGCGTAATCCCTTTGCATTTGAGCGAAATCGTATATCATAATTGTAACTGTCTAAATTTTAATAAATATTACGTAACTTTCAAAAGTTATTTTTTTGATAAATATTTACAAAATAAAAAAAGAGTAACTACTACAGTTACTCTTCATTATCAATGTATTTTGGTAATTCTGATTTCAATATTGCATAATAATCACATATCGTTTCATTTTCGAAATTGTTGTATGTGTCTTGAAATACAGCGATGTCGTTAAACGAATTAAGTTTTCCAAATATACCCCTAATACCGTCATCATTATGTCTTGTTGAGTGCCTACTGCATATTGCGCCAAACTCACGAACAGCCTTTGCATATATTTTAGTTCCTAATCCGTAGCCTCTAAGTTGTGGGTCTAAAATAATATCAATATTCAATAACTGCTGTTTGCCAGTAGGAAAACGTTTATAAACAACTCTAAAATCTAGGTTAACCAATTCACTAGGTATTTCGATGCCATCAACTGAAAGATAAACTTTTTCCCCATACTCATCTGATTCACCTTCAATAAAATCAATGTTATCAACAGTTGCATTGGCTATAATAGCCATGATTTCAGAATTTTGTTCTTCTCCATTTTCTTCAATTACATCACCTTCCTCTACGTCAGAATCCAATTCATACCCGTTGGTTTCAGCTCCAGTGAAATACGAATCTTTAATTAATGATTTGTCTACATTTTTGGCGTTTATTCTGTTGGTAAACTGTTGGTATCCATTGTCATATTCAGCGTCTTTCATTAAATTGTTGACAATTTCATTACCCTTTTCAGTATTAGACAATATTTCTTTAACTGACAAGTTGAACTCGTTTGTTGGAATTTTAACGAAAGATGTAAACATATAAGGAATCATATTCGTGTCCTCTACGCCACCGAAAATCATTTCCCATAAGCCAACACCAAGCCTTAAATCCCAAGGCTCTGCAAGAACGAAATCAGCCTTTTTAACGATATACTGTGCTTTATCCCTATCTTGTGGTAAGCCATGCGCTGAAAATAGTTCAAATAAACCCTTAATGGACTCTTGGAACAGCAACGGGAAAACAAGACCTTGTACTTTTATTGTTGTTTTTGCATCTGCAATTCCTAGGTGTGTCTCAACATACGAACCTTGCATTGGTTTATCATCAGACATTTCTTCTTTCTTAGTAAAAAGCAAGTAATCGTTAATTATTCTAATCTTTCTATATAATCTAGGGAGTTTCGGATTTATTTTATCTATATCATCAATATATAATCCTTCTATTCCGCTATATAAGTATGCAGCACCTTGTATAAGGGCATTGATGAATCTTCTTTTTCCAACAGCCTTATTAGACAAATCAATATCAGCAATATCTTTGAATGTATATTTCGCATCATCATTAGACTCTGGTCTCATTCTAATAGCACTTTTAAATTTGATTTTATCTACCAATTTAAAAGACATATTAATTGATTCTTCTGGAATTGCAAACAATCTGTTTAACGCATTCTCACATATTTTCTCTAATGCGTCTCTCACTGGTTCTTCTAATCTTTTACATTCTGTTACCAACGAACTTAGTTCGCTAACTAAATCGTCTTCGTTTAATGACACTAAACCAATATCATCTATCGCATCACAAACTTCGTTATATCTTTTTTTCAGCAAGACATAATCAAAAGGATAATCGTCACTAGAGGGAAACGCTTCATTATCTCCTAGTGATGTCGTATGTGTTTTAACCAATTTAAATAAAAACTGTGGCAAAAGTCTTCCATTAACCACATTCGATATTGTATTCTCGCTGATATATATTTTTTTCATCTTATATCTCTCTTAAAAATTTGTGCAACTCTTTTTTAGTGAATGGGATTGAATTTTTTCTCATTTCTACAATTCTTGACTCATTTGTATTCATTGATGAAGAAGATGTTTGAGGCTTCGTAAATGTAATCTGAGCGTCATCAGCACTTTGGTCTTTTGTCATTCGCTGGGCTTGCGCAAGTTGTTTCCCAGTGGCGTTAACTGGCACCTCTAGTTTTAGCCCTTCACCGCTGTTTGCGTCATTTTGTCCATCTGCCTTACCAGCTTCCACAGAAGCACTATCAACTCCAGCGTTTTGGTTCATTAACTGTTTTGCTTTCATTTGGGCTTGCTGAATTCCGTTTGCCATACCAATATTGGCATCCAATTCATTAAGTCTTAGTTGGCTTTTTGAATAGATTCTTCCTTCACCTAAATTTATTAAGTTATTGTTTCTTTTTACTAGTATTTTCATAATAACAATTTTTATATAAATATCTATTTATAACAAAAAAAAGGATACCTCATTGGTATCCTTTTTATTTATTTAGAATGGAGATTTAAACGGCATTTCAACATTTCTATATTGTTTTGGCAATTTCTTCTCTGGTCTTTTAGTTCCTTCTCTATTGTCCAAAACATCATTTATGACTTCATCTATAAGATTCATTACATTTCGTCTAGATTCCATTGGCATTTCTCCACCCATATCTGGTGTTTCCTCCCCATTGGAATCATCAGCCATACTTTTAGCGTATTTTGTTACTGCTGCCTTGTCTTCGATTGATAAACCATTGATAATATTCATTAGCTCATCATCACCACCCATAGCATTAGGGTCTTGTCCACCCATGCCGTTTGGGTCTTCTCCCATAGGGTCAGCACCGCCCATAGCATTAGGGTCATCCATTCCCATATCATCAGGACCCATTGGTGGCATTGGAGCATTATCTAAATCACCCATGCCATCCATATCGCCACCCATAGGGTCACTGTTTGGTATTTCTAACTTAGTAGGTCTTTCTTCAAAAACCCCTTCGTTTACCTTTTGTTTTTTTTTAGACGATTGAATGCTTCAGCAATTGCGTTATCAATTGATTGTGGGTCAATCTCGAATGGAGCACCGTCACCAATCTTTTCACCATAAGGATTATCATTTCTTACTGAATCATCATTCATGTCATAGTATCCAGGGAATTCTTGCAAATCCTTTGGAGGCAATTCCATCACTTTCTTCTGATATGCTGGGTGTTTACCGAAGTCATCCAACTTGTTCATATTACCACTAGGAACACGTCCAGCATCCTTAAAAGGTGTCATTCCATCCTCGTTGATTCTTCTTCTACGTGCTTCATTCATTCTCTCTCTACGCATTGCATTTCTAAATGCCCTAGTCTCATAAATCTGTACGCCACCTCTGCGTCTTCTGCTTTCCATTGGCATTTCATCGTCCTCTGCACCAAAATCATCTTCGCCTCCGAAGTCATCTTCTGCCCCAAAATCGTCGCCACCTTCGTCATCGAAAAGTTCATCATCGCCATATGCATCATCATCGACTGGTCCAGCATCAACTCCGAGTTTAGCAGCAATCTGGTTCAAAAGCTCTTCCATTGCGTCAAGACGAGACTCTGTATCGTCCTCATATACGTCATCTTCATCACCAAGGTCATCATCGCCAAGTTCTTCGCCATCTTCGCCATTTTCAGCACCCAAGTCATCACCTATTGGGTCTCCACCAAAGTCATCATCGCCAAGTTCTTCACCACTTTCAGCACCTAAGTCATCACCCATTGGGTCTTCTTCGCCTTCAGCACCGAAATCATCAATAGCCTCGTCAATTTGTTTACCTTTTTCATCATCAAATGGTTTATTATTGTCATCAGATGGTCCTTCGCCAACACCAACACTTGGACTGTTCTGGTTATCAGCATCATGCATTGAAGTTCCGTGATTCTCAACTACGCCATTTTTCATTTCGCCAGTTTTAGATACTTTCTTATCTCCATCATCAATGTTTCTTGCGGTTGCATCATCGAATGGAGCACTATCGCCAATCTCAGTTCCATGAGATTTGTCCATATAGTCATCGTTTCCACGATTCCAGCCAAGTACCTCTTCCTCATTTACAGATTCGCACTGACATGGGTTTTTACCACATTTAGGACAAGTCTTACCTTCAGTCATTTCTTTTGGAAGTTCAGCCTTTTCGTGGTCTACTGCATTTTCAGCATTACCAGTTTGAGGTTTCTCACTCTTTCCGATATTATCTTTTGGAGTGCTAGGAACATCACAGCAAACAGCTTTCTTTTCATTGATAGCCATTGCATTCTTCATAATCTGGCGTTCACGTAAAATTTCTTTCTGCATTTTCTCAGAAGATTCAGCAACTACATTTTCTTTGCCCTCTAGATTCCAAGAACTAACCTTGAAATCATTTTTATTAGCAGCCTCCTTTAAAGACATCATCTTTAAATCAAACTGTTTCTGAGCGTTTGCGAAAGAATTATATTCATTTTCCTTTCTGTTTCTAAATCCACCGATGTAAGAAAAATCTTCTTTAATGAGATTTGATTTGTTAGGAGCAGATTTAATATAGTATTTAGTACCCTCACGCACAATTCCATATACTTTTCCATCAGCACCAACTTTCTGGTACTCAACAGTGCTATATGCTTGCTTGTTTTCAGTCTTTAAGCCATAATTCATCAATGACTTCATCCTGTTCATGGTATTTAACTGCTCACTTGTGTAATTTTTACTATCCATAATTAATATATTAATTTTTCAGTCTTATTTTAAATATAAATATTTTAAAGTATTAAAAAATATCACTTTATGCATTATTATTACTGCTGATAAGATAAATCATCATAACTACCCATAACATTATCATGACCTCTAGCGTCGAAATTGACTTGTTTAATGTTTGGTGTAAATTTATCCAATGCCCTTATGTATAGAACACTTTTTGGCTTCATGTTAATGTTATCCCATTGTATGCAAATACAATAATTATATCCGATTAATTGTGACAATATTTTATCATAATAACATTTATACAATTTTCCGTTTTCTCTTGACTGCATTAATTTACCATAATTAGAAAGGAAATCTTTTAATGCTTTTCTTTCCGCATCCCAACGCTTTTTATACGGATTATGCTCACTGTTGCCATCACCAACCCATTCTTCGTTTATAAAATTCTCTTTAAGTAATGTAAGATATTTTTTTATAGATTCATTTCTATAGATTGGGTATGGTATTGCTTTGCTTTTTCCTAATTCTTTATTATAAACCCATTGTTTTGGTATGTATCCATTTTTACCAGTCATTATCTGTTTCCTATATTGCGGTAGATTTTCTGTTGCCCAAAGAGCAATCTCGCTAGGTCTACCACATCTTACAAGAACTTGACCATTTTGTCCATAAACAACCCAATCGCCATTATCTTGATGAATTGGAATAAAGCTTTTTACATTAGGTCCCCAGAATATTACTTGATTCTGATTGTCACCATAATGGTATATTTCTACACCGCTTGTCCTAAAAATAACTGCTTCATCACCATATCCGTTATAATCTACATTTCTATCATCAATTAAAAATGCAAAATCATAGCCAGCACTTGATTTTTGTACTCCAGCATTTGTATAAGCAAGATGTTCAATTTCTGGTGTTCCTCCAGTAAATCCTTCTTTTGCAATTGATTCTGAATCAGAACCAAAATGGATACACCATTCATTTTTTACTATTCTATTAAAATTCATAGTACACCACGAAGGTAATTCATAATAATTCACAATATCTTGCATTATGCTTATAAAATGGTCACATAGTTTGTTTTCTTCAAGCATATTTAAAAACATTTCAACCAATGATTCATCTTCATAATAAAACTCACCATCATTTAACAAATTTTCAAATTCCGAATACCTAAAATAAATTTTTTTAATATATTCGTCTATATAACAAGAACAAGAATATGCTAAATCTCTTGCTTTTTCGCAAGAAGATGCCGTAGATGCCCATTTGAAATATTTGTACAATGGCAAATTGTAATCTTTCTCTAAATATTCTTTTATAATTTCTTTATCATTGAATTTAGACTCTTCTATCGCATATATTGAATCATCTGTAACTTTTTTTATTTTGAAAACTGCTCCTCCGTAATAAAACCCTTTACCAACTTTTGGTTTACGTTTCCAATTCATATCAGAAAATGTATCATCTTTTTTACCGTCAATATATACAGTATATTTTTTCTTTTTGCTTTTGGATTCCGTGATTGAATTTGACTTATCATATACCTTTGATTCTGTAACGTTTCCTACTAGGTTAATTGTTTCACCATCAAAATATCTTATAATGTCATTCACTACCCTTCTTGAATTGGCTTCATCCCATTCAGCATATTCATATGAATTATCGCCATCACCAATTTCTACAGTTACATTACCCTTGCTATATTGTATTAACCTTAACATTGGGTTAACTTGCTCCCTAGTAGGCTTCTTAAATAGATTTATAGAACTCCAAGTGTTTGAACAATGGATTCTTATTGCGCCCATTCTAATGAAGTCTGCCATATTGATGTTTAAACCGCTTTTAGTGGTCATATCGGCATCCCAATTAAGGTCTCCAATGTCTCTGTGGTCAACACCCCTTCTACCTCTAAGGTGAGAGGTATCAGTATTTCCAGTTACCATGTGTCTTCCACTAAAATCAAGCATGCTACCATCTGGAAGTATATAACCACATTCTCTTATATCATTGGTGACACCGAATCTCTCTTTAGCCAACGCAAACACATCAACATTGTTATTACTCTCTACTGATTCAACTATTGAGTTATTTCTGTCATATACGACTGAGAATAATCTGAATAACTTATCAAGATATTGTGTCCTACGTAGAATCTTATAGACGATATTTCCAGCTCCACTCTCACCATTGCTCTCAAGACTTGCCTTGCGCATCGCCTTAACCTTCTTCCAAAGGTACTGAGCATCATCACCGATTGTCTCAATCTTATGTGAATCGTCTGTAGCATTAAGAGCATTATACATATCGTCAATAATGGTCATAATTTTGGCTGCTTTGTCTTTTATGGAAAATTTATTAAGACCAATTGATTTAATGTCATCTGGATTTGGTTCTTTTATCCAATCATTTTCCTCAAGGTCGTAAATACCATTTGATTCTGGCATTTCTCCTAAATTCTGAACATATAATTCCACTTGGTATCCCATTATTTGCAAGCCACTGTGCTCACTATTCCATTCATTTTTCTTTGCATCTAAATAATCACGGACAAACTCTGTCTTCTCATCAATCTCATCAAAATCTACGATAAGATGTAGGTCAATGTCAGAATACTGAGACCAATTGAAATTACAGATTGAACCAGTTAATATTATGCCGCTAGGCTCAACCCAAGTCAAGTTTACATATTTCCAAAAATCGTCTGCAATGTCTAATAGCTTAAGCCTAATTCTTGAATCTAGTTTACCATCTGGTTTCCATATATTTGGAACTAATTCATGTTTTTTCTTGAATGAAGACAAATCTATTTCAGAACTATCTACCTCAAAATCAAAATTTTCAACTATATGTTTCTCATTATTATTTGCTTCATACTGCACGTTTCCCATTGGTTTTATTCCATCCTCATAATATCTCATTATATCCGCAACAACAGCTTGGGGTTTAGCATCGGAATATGAAACTGAATGCAAGGTATTTCCTTTGTCATCGGTAAAATCTATGTCAACGTCAACAGCCTTTCTGACAAAATCCTTTATTGCGTAGAATTGTTCATTTGTAGGCTCTTTCGTCATATCAAGTATTCCGCTATTGACATCACATCTAATTGCTCCATGATTCATAAAATCAACAACGTAGTTATAGCGATACTCGTCATTCCATATTTTTATCCCATTCTGTTTATAAACAGCTGCTATTTGCCTATGGTCTGTTTCTCTATAGCCATCACTTCCCAAATTCAACAATTTACCATCTGGAAGAATATATCCAGCTTGGCTTAATCTGCTAGTTAAGCCAAACTCTTCGATAGCCAAAGAAATAATATCATAATTTTCTTTTGGTTGTTCTAAACCTTTTTCTCTTTCTTCTTTGTTATCTTCGTCAGTCCAAAGTTTAGTAATTTTATGGAGTTTATCATTCAATGCTGTATATATCTTAATATCTTTTGGGTCTACACTTATTTCTGGGTGTGTCTTTTCCATCCAAGAGCTTCTATACCACCCATCAAGTCCATATTTTTCTTTTCCTTGCTTCAAAAAATATTGTAGGTCGTAATTTGCCTTATTAAACAAATCGTCATATTTATTTTCTACAATTTGTTTTTTAGAGTTTTTTGATTCATAATATTCATTTCCTTGTGGTTTTATACCTTTTTCAGACGAATCGAAACTAGCAGATTCATTGATATGATAACCGTTACCACCTACTGGTGGATTATCACTCTCAGCACCAATTTCATATTCATCCACTTCTGGTGCTGCCTCATTCATATTAAGCAGTTTCATGTCATCCTTATCAAAACCAACATATGTGTCATTGATATATTTCACAAAATCAGTTGGTGTCATCTCTGTATCACCATTATATGATACTAAATAGACGCTTGTTATAGCGTTTGGCATTATGATGCCTCTATAGCCAACTTTCATATATTTCCTAGGGTCAGTGGGCTTAGTAATGGTTTGAGATATTCTATCATATGTCAAACCCAATTCACCCATTCTGTCATTGTAAACAGAGTCATTTCTATCAATTGCATGGGCGTTGTAAACATCATAATCATATACTATTTTATTGTTATCTATTTTGCTACCATCTATTTTTAGTACACATGGCTTATTAGCCCAAGAACCATAGCTTCTTCGACTCTTATGCTCGGCATACCATTTAGCTTGTCTAAAATCACTAGACATGAACACGGTTTTATCATGTTTTATCTTATACAAACTTTTTTCTGGTTTCGCCCTTAACCCATTGCCCAATATATCTAATGCATATTCAAATGTTGTTCCATGATACCACACTGTAGGAATTTTTTTACCTTTATTATGTAATATGTCATTCCTATCCAACTCTTTGCCATCAAAATAGAATTTACTATTTGGCATGTCCTTAACAAATTGAAACAACTCATTTGAATTTAACACATCATAATTTTCGTTCTTGTTGATGTACACTTCATTTCCACGAGAAACGTACCCAGTAATAAGATATGGTATAGAAGAGCCTAGGAAATCAACAAAACCATCAAAATTCATCCCAGCCTTATATTTGCTATTCTCATATGAATAGACAAAATCGCCTAGTTCATCTTGATGTCTATGAAAAAAATCATCTAGCAAATTCTTATTTTTATCATCAAAAAACAATAAATCACCACGATAAAGAATAAACCAGACATAATCATGGTCGGCAACCTTTGAGTTCTTGTCAACCATAAATTCATCCAATGCTTCTTTTAATACAACTAGTTTATCTTGATTTATTATAACATTTTTACTCATATCAATTTTCCTCTCCCCAAATTTTATTATGCCAAGATTTAGTTGAATTCTCGTATTCACTATCTAAATCATCAACATTCCAAGAATAATTTGTATATGTGTGCCAACATACTTTATATAGTCTAGATTTATATTGCTCCAATAAATTTTTATAGAACAAAACAACTTTTTCTTCAAAACTCTGTGGATTTGATGCATATAGTTTCAATACTTGTTTAGGATTACTCCTTTTATATAGTTTATCTTCGTTTATTGCTAGTTGGAAAGGTAAACTATATACCGAAGAAACTGGTTTCAACATACAACCCCTAAGATACTCTTGACTACAAGGAAAATCTTTAGCATTGTTCGCCAATAGATTAACCATTGTTTGCATGTATTCGTATTTTATTTCGTTATGCTTGAGAATTTTCGGCATTAATTCGTATTTAAAATAATCGATTTCGCTACCACTGTTTTTTATATAGTCAATATCTTTTCCAGAGGTTTCAAGTTTAATGAAATTAATTAATAAAGCAGATGCAGAAGCAATCCTTGAATTCATTTCACTTGTGGAAAACAAATACATGAAATCTCTAACATCACTTTCGTTATAACTATTTACGTTTTTAATCCAATTTCTACCCATCACATCATCACTCTTATTTAACGTATGTGTAAGCTCATGGAGTACAATTGGTTGTATTTCTTTGTATATATCGTATTCGATTCCAACACACCCTTCTAACGCTTGCTTGCTGTATTCGTATGCATCAAAATCGTCTTCATCTTCTTCATCATAGTAATTGTTTCCGTCACAAATTCGTTTCATATCGTTATATTCTGCAACAATTTTTTCTATCAAATAAAAATTGATAGAAATGGAATCTCCATCAGTTTCACCATGATAAACTCCACCGTTCCTACTTGGTTCGTAGAATAGTTCATAAGAATATATTTCTCCTTCATACTCTATTTCATTTTCATAGGTATTTCCGTAGTCATCATGCCAGCATTCAATCAATCTAATGTCACTGAAAATCTCATAAACGTCTTTAAAAGCAATTTGTCTTGCTATTTTGTCAGAAACAATAAACATAGTGTTATTAACCCCAGCAGATTCGCTGAGATTAATAACATTATTTTTAAGAACCCTATTAACTGATTCTTTAATTAAAGTATTAAGTTCGTTTTCAGTTAAACGTATAATTTTTTTCATAAAAACTTATCCTTTGCCATATGCCCACTGGCTCTTACCATTACCGCCACATTTGCAAATCTGCTGCCTAATGTCTGTGTAATTAGCACCATTTTCAGAAACGAATTGCTGAACCTCTTTGTATTCATTATCGTTTTCAGTTGGAAGACGGTCTTCATATCCAGTGATTTTCCAATCATTGGAAGAAAATGTCTTCATTCCATTATCAGAATATCCGTCCTTATCCAAAGATTCATTATATTTCTCCACATCTGTATAAAGCATCTGATTATCCATATCATAACCATATCCCTCATACATATAATCTAAAATGTTAGTTACCATAGTTCCAAATATTTTATATTTAATTATTTATTCTATAAATATTAACCAATAAAAAAAAGGTATCAAACATTTGATACCTTATTCACAGTCTATACAAAAATCGGCTAAATTTCTCAAATCGCTGTTAAGGGCTTTTAACGATAAATCATCCCTACCCCACTTTAAACGTTTATATGGTACGTAGCATTCTTTTGGAGTATCATAGACAATTTCTTTACCTTCTATTTTTTCTAGTGCGAAATTAAGAAGTTTTTCTCGTTTAATGAAAATTATGTCAGTTAAAGTTCTAAATGCAATGTATTCTGCCTCCCCTTTTAACCAACCATTTTTTCCTCTTACATTTTGAATTTCTAACCAATGTATTGTATCATCAAAATTCTTATCGCCTCTAGAAGATTTATTCAATCCCTTAACGTCTATACCTATCACACCTTTTTTAGGGCTTTTCCACCAGAAATCAATATGCTTAAAAATATCTTCGTTCCTAGTTGACCTCCAACATTCACCGCCTAATGTTTTAGAAACAGCACCCATTACGAACTCTTCATCTATTTTCCCAAGTTCATAATATTTTTTAAAATCTTCATCTAATTTTTTTATAACCATTAGTAAAAAATTTCTTTTACTTTATCCACCCATCCGTGTCTTACTGCTGAAGAGTATGCTGTAGATTCATTTTTTCTAAACTCTTTATATGAATTATATTTTTTTGCAAGTTCTATAACCTCATCAAGAGTCCAATATGTTCTTATATATGTAAAATATTTGTTTTTTATTTTTTCAAATTCATTTTTATGATTCCTGAAATAATATAAAACTTTTGGATATTTTTCCTTCAATTCTTTAATTGTTTTACATTCTGAAGCTAATTTTTCACACTCTTCAAAAGTCCACATTTTTTTTGTCTCTCTTTGTGGTAGATTATCGTTCTCACCTATATATGAAAAGCCATAAATATGTTTTCTGCACCTATATGCAACAGTACTAAAGTTAATGCCTAATTTTGTCGCACAATCATCAACTGACTCATATATTACGTTATCAACTAATATTTTCTTTGAACATGCTACATTCTTTTTTCCTAAATTTATTTTTCTTAAAATTTCTTTGGTTTTTTCAGAATGATGTCTCCCATAGAAAGGGTTTTTCTCCCCAATTCTTTTACTAACATTTTCAGATATTTTTTGTCGTAATTCTTTAGATTTTTCTTCTCCAAAAACCTCTTCAAATGTTTTACCTTTTATATAACTTTCATGGGTTAAATAATAATCTTTCCAGTGTTTAGAAACTTTTTCCCTTAACTCCTTTGACCATCTATGCCCATAATTCGGGTTTTTTTCGCCTTTTATTCTCTCTGATAAAGCAATTTTTTCTTCATCAGATAGGTTGGTATATCTTTCTTTAGATATTTTGCTTTGAAGTTCTCTAAATTCTTTATTTTTAGGATGATAACTAATCAAATCTCCACCACATCCTTTTTTAGAAACATTATAAAGTTTACCACTGTTCCAACAATAATTAATATATCTTTCTTCTAAAAGTCTTAATTTATCCTCGTTATCAACTTCTATTTCTTTATATGTTAGTTCAAAGCTTTCTTTCCCATATTTCTCATATGCTCTCTGAAGATGAAAACAATGATGTTCTCCTTTTTTTAACTGTCTAAAATGTGCTCTCTTTCTCTTAGCAATATCTATAGTAGAACCTATATAGAACTTGCCATTTTCTTTGTTTGTAATTTTATAAATAAATCCTTTCATATGAACTTCGTTTTAATATAAATAGTTAGTATAATTAAAATATAACCCATATGAAAGGAATTTTCAAGTATTTTTGTTATTTTTTAACCAACATTTAAAGGAAATTTAATTACAGAATCTGGATAATAATCAACAATTTCAAAATCTTCATATTTGAAATCTTCAATAGATTTTTGATTACCATGTATAATCAGCTTTGGAACAATATCAGAACCTTTCCTTGATAATTGTTCATTAATTCCACCCATGTGATTTAGATAAATGTGACAATCGCCAACACTATAAACCAATTCATCTGGAATCATATTCACCAACTTTGCAATTATGTGCGTAAGTAGGGCATATTGTGACCAATTGAATGGAGTCCCACACATATAATCATTGCTGCGCATATTAAACATACAAGAAAGCCCATATTTTGGGATGCCATTTTCTTCTAGTTTTGCCTCTAATTCAAGTTTAGACTTTATTGATGCCCAAGGATTAGTAATCAATTCATAAGTTTCAATGTCGTTTGTTTTTTCTTTATAAAGTTCCCACCTTTCATATTTGGTCAATTCCCTTGTATAGAACTGAAACATCGTATGACAAGGTGGCAATGCCATATCCTCCAATTTAGCTGGGTTATATGCCACACAGAGCATTCTTCTATCATTTGGATTTTCTTTCAATGTTTTAATAACATTATATATCTGGTCGATAGAAGTATCACCAAAATGTCTCCATTGTGCCCCATATATTGGTCCTAAGTCGCCAAATCTGTATTTATTTCCAAAGTCTTGCCATATTTCGACTTTTTGCAACGTTAGGTCTAAGAATTCCTCTTTTGTTATGTTTTGGAGCCAGTTTTGGTCATTTATTTTATTTTCATTTTCAATCCAATATTCATAATTAACTCTACCCCTAACTGTATTAAATATATATGAGTCATCTTCATCTAGGCATATCATATATTGTTTTGGTTTGATTGTGTTTGCTATATTGGTTTTAAACCAACGATATGCGTCATCGTCCCAAATATGAACTTTGTTCCGTACAAGATATTCGATATTCATAGCTCCGTGAGAGTTATATGGTCTTTGTAAAAACCACAATAATTCGTGTATAATGCCCTTTGTAAAAACTTTTTTTGTTGTAAGCAATGGTAAACCTTTTTTTAAATTGAATCTTAATTGCCTACCAAAAACGGATTTAACACGACCAGCTCTAGTATCTTTTTCAACCCCATTGTTAAGAATGTCTTTCAATAAGTTCAAATATTGTTTATCAGTTTCAGTCATTTTTATCCTCTATTTTTTCTTCGTTATTATTTGGCGTATTTCCTTGATTCTGTGGCTGATTTTTTAAACTATCAATGTATTGCATAATTATTGGACTGTTGCCAATAAATTCGCCCATATTTGAAAGTTTATGTTTATAACAATTAGAAGATTCATCGTCATCAATTTCTTGTACCCATTTTTCAAAATTTTTATCCAAGTCTCTAATTATATTTGGTTTAGCCCTTTTCCTAACTTGATTTTCAATAAATTCTCCCCTTCTTTTTTTACTTGGGTAGAAAACGTCATAATCAATATTTTGTTCATTGAACAATTCCCTGACATTTTCAGATGCTGGAATAAAAACAATATCATAATCGTCAACCACACCCATTACTTCATTAACGATACTATCTAAATTTACGCTGCTAGCATCAAATATTTTCGCTTTATCGCCATAAGTGTTGTTTAAAAATGATTTACCGCATCCAATAAAACTGCTAATTATTATTCCCATACACTGTAGTCAAAATCTTTCATTTTAGAATGGTCTTCAAATAAACCCTCCAAATTATTTTCAATGCTAGAATTTGATTTTTCTCTCTTAATTCTGTTAAATATTTCCTTTTGCATTTCAAGTTGCATTTCCTTTTTCGTCTTGTCCATTTTTTTCTAACCTTTCTTTTAATCTAGTTAGTTTATAATCTTTTTCTGTTTCAAAGTCCTCATAATTCATTAATGTTGCAATCTGTTCTACCATAATAGAGACATCTGCAAGTTCAGTCATCACGTCATAATGGCTAGCCCTACCTCTTTTGAATCTACTTAAAGCAGTCAGCAATTCTCCAACTTCCTCATAAACCATATTAACTTGCGCTTCTTCGCCCCATTTAGAAAGGGCTTTCTGATAAAGTTCTATCCTCTTATCTTTCTCCATCACTTATAAAATTTTTGCCTTCTGTGTAAAGTTGTTTACCAACCGCTTCCAATGCAGAGCATATTGTATTGAAACTAGCCTCAGATAATGTAACGTCTTTCTCACAGATTATCTTATCTTTATTATCTTTCATTGTAAACTTTCCATTGTCATAAAAAACAAAAATGCCATCTTCCATGCGGAATGTCAACTCCCCATCTAGAGTTGCAAGGTCAGCATTTTCTAGCTTTTCATATTCATATCCCTTAGATTTAACGTACTCATTCAGTGCTTTGCCTTGGGAGGATGCATCACGGAATAAAAGGTAATCTCTTACGTCCACTTTATCATACTGGTATTGTGTGCCATTATTGAATACGACCTTTAATGTCTTCAATTCATTGTCATGGTCTATACATTCAGAATACCTAATATTGCTACTTTGATACCAAGTTTTGTCAGTATCATTTGCGTAAAAATTAAAAATTTTACTCATAACTTTGTCTGTCTATTGCTTTTACTACTGGAAATCTAAGTAAACCGTCATTTGTCACCCCAAAATAACAAACTGTTGCCATTTTACCCATATACTTTTCCTTATTTTCTAATATTTCTTTACATTTTTCATCCGTGAATGCTAACGTTGCATTACAAATTTTATCATTTTTCAATTTTATTGTAAAACTTTCAGCAATTGTTTGATTTTTGCCAATATTCACGTCAATTATTTCAAATTCATCATCTAGGAATTCTTTATATTTTAATAAATTTTTACTTCTTTTATGCTCATAAGGCGCATCAGTCCTTATTATTGCTCCTTCATACCCATCTTTTCTAAATTCATCGAAATATTTGTCAGCATCCTCTCTAGATTTAATTTCAAATGTTGGTACAACCACAACATTTTTCATGTTCGATAAATTATTTTTTATGAATTCTGACCTTTCTGAAAAACTTATTTCTTCGTTATCATCAAACCAAACATCATACACATAATATTTTACTTTTGATTCAATTTCTTTTTTGTCATTTTCAGTAAGTTTCTTCTTTCTCACTAAAGAAACAATTTTATTGAAATCATCATGTAATTCATGGTTATACAACTCACCATCCAAATGTATGTTTTTGTTGCTTTCTAGTAATTCTTTGACATCTTTTTCGATGTGTTGTGTTGTTTCAAATAACATATTATGCCTACTCAAAGATTGAATTTCACCAGTATTACAAGATATATTGCATCTTATTCCATCTAATTTTGGCTGAATGAATTTCATTTCTTTCTTATAGTTCCCATCATATTTTTTCGCTAACATTGGTGGATTGAATGTTACATTATATATATCTTCAATAGAAAGAACAAAACCTTCACGGTCTCTTTTCTTTTTCCACAGTGATGAAGCCTCAAGAACCGCTTGCTGCTCATTGTTTGTCTCGTTTGAACGCCCAATATTCTTAGCTTCGCAATAAACTTTATCTGATATTTGATTTACGCCATTAATGTTGCCAAACTCAGTCCAATAATAATTGTTTTCCACAAATATACTCCATTTGTTTATTGCACCAGTGGCTGTTTGTTTGTACAAAGTCGGAAATTCCATATTTTTTTATTGCAAAGATATGTAAAAAAAATTAAAAAAACAAGTAATCCTGTTTAAAAAGCATAAAATTGCGTTATATTTTAAATGTAACTATTAAAAAATTATGAGTAGATTTAGAGAAGAAGATTACACAAAAGAGTTTAACGAGGTGATGAATTATATGTCAAACACCTTGTACAATGAATTTCCTACCGACACTATAACATTAGAATACTTGATTCTTTCCATTCTAGACAATAGGAATAGTCATGCAAACATGATTCTAGATAATTGTTTAATGTCGGATAACATTGAGGAACTTAGGAAAATATATGTATCTGTGCTCGATAAGCATATGAAGCCCCAGCTTAAAATGGATAACGCTCAATTTAATGACGAGTTAATTAAAGCAATCGAAGAATCAAAAAATGAGGCAGAAAAACTTGGGTCACCGATTATAGGAACTGAACATTTGCTATTGGCGATTTTAAACAAGGAAAATGGTTTTTCAGAAACAGAAGTTTTTGATAAATTTAGATTGGAGTATGATTTCATTTTCAATAAATGCCATATATCAATGGATAATAAAAAACAAATAAAAGAAACAAAACCGAAAAAATTACAAACAAAAAAAATTTCCAATAAAAAAAATAATATGCCATTAAAAAGTGAGGTGAATACAAAAATTATATCTACAAATTCTTCAAATGAATTTGTTGAACAATATACAACTAGTCTAAATAAATTGGCATTGGATGGCAAAATTGATGAAATCGTTGGAAGAGAACAAGAAATCAACGAAATAATAAAGGTTTTGTCTAGAAGAAAGAAAAATAATGCTGTATTAGTAGGAGAAGGCGGTTGTGGAAAAACAGCAATTGTGTATGGTATAGCCAATATGATTGTTAACGGTGATGTTCCTGAAATCTTGGATGGAAAAGAGATAGTAATGCTTAATCCTATGGCATTGGTCAGCGGAACTCATTTTAGGGGAATGTTTGAGGAAAGAATTAACGGCTTGTTTACTGAACTTAAAAAAAGCAGTAAATATATTTTGTTCATTGATGATATACACACTGTGCTGAAAAACGGGAGTAAAGAAAGGGATACAGATATTAGTGGAATGATTGGAGAGGCATTATCCGAGGGTTCAATTAAAATAATTGGCGCAACAACATTCAAAGATTATAGGAATTCAATTGAAAGTAATTCGTCTCTATCTAGGAAGTTCCAAAAAATTATTATCGACCCAGTTAGTAATGCAGAAGCAGTCAAAATATTGACCAATAACAAAAAATATTACGAAGAGTATCATAATGTGCAATATACTGAAAAAGCAATAAAAAAGGCTGTTGACCTAGCAGAAAGGTATATTACAGATAGGACACTGCCAGATTCAGCATTTGATATTATTGACTTGGCTGGAGCAAATACCTCTTTGATTGACAGAGAACCAATAGAAATACAAAACATCAAAAAAAGAATCAAAGAAATACAAAATGAAAAGGAGAATTCATTAAACAACGGAGATTTTGAAAAGATTGATGTTTTGAATGCTGAAGAAAATGTATTGAATGCAGATGTTGCCGATTATAGAAGAAGTAATCATAAAGATTCAATTGAACAAATCGTAATTAATGAAGATACAATATCTAATGTTGTCTCAGAAATAACTAAGATACCTGTATCAAAATTGTCTTCATCAGAAAAAAGTAAAATCGCACATATTGATGACACATTGAAAAAGAGTATCATTGGTCAAGATGAGGCAATTGATAGCGTATGTAGGGTAATTAAAAGGAATAAAGTCGGTCTTGGGGATAAAACTAAAACAATGGCAAACATCCTTATGGTTGGTCCAACTGGAAGTGGTAAAACACTTATTGCTAAAAAACTAGCGGAAGAAATATTTGGCGATGAAAAAGCATTGATTAGAATAGATATGTCAGAATATTCAGAGAAAAATTCTGTTTCTAAACTTACGGGAGCAGCCCCAGGATATGTCGGTTATGAAAATGGTGGACAACTCACAGAAGCCATCAAGCATAAGCAGCATTGTGTTCTTCTTCTAGATGAGATTGAAAAGGCTGACCAAGAGGTTTATAACGTATTCTTACAACTATTCGATGAAGGCAGACTAACTGATAGTGCTGGACAGATTGTTAATTTCAAAAACGTTATTGTCCTTATGACATCTAACATAGGTGCTAGAAAAGCCGCTGAATTAGGAAATGGGTTGGGGTTTGTCAGCAACGAAGACTCAAATAAAAAGTCGATTATTGATAAAGAACTGAAAAAGAAATTTACTCCAGAATTTATAAATAGAATTGACCAAATAGTATATTTTAATAATTTAACAGATGATAATTTAAAAAATATAGTTAAATTAGAAATAAATAAATTCAATAATAGATTAAATAATATAGAATATAATATAGAGTATACTGATGATGTAGTAAACTATATACATGCAGAAGCAATCAAGAAAAAGGATTTGGGAGCAAGACCAATTATAAGGCTAATACAAACAAACATTGAAGATAAAATCACAGAACTTATGCTCACAAACGATTATGAACCGAAATATGTGTTCCATGCTTCTTGCGAAAATGATGAAATTGTAATTAAATGACATTTCTCTCATAATTCAAATATTTTATAGTTAAACTGAAGGGGGAAGCGATTTATCAAAACAATAACTTCCCCTAATTTTTTTTAAAAATAAGCAAAATATATTAAAAATTTTGGATATTTCAATTTTTTTTCATATATTTGCATCCGTAAATCGTAATCTCTTATGATGATAGATTTATGCAACAAACTCATAGACAATGATTTAACGAGAAAAGAGTTGTTGGAACGTGTAGAAATACGCAAAACATCGGAAAAAGATTTAGAACAGATTTGTAAGACCTTGGCAAAGTCATTTAATCTTAGTTCAGAATTTGAAGCATTATTTCAATTAGAAAACTCAAAGGCAATATTAAATGAATCAATAAAACTAGTAGATAAAGAAACAGACGATATATATGGCTTGTTGATTTTCACTGAATATCCAATTGATAAGGGTTCTCCTATACGAATGGTAGAAAGTGGCATCACACAATATTTAAGTGATTATAAACAAGTAAACGGGCATTCATTCATTATAGATGAACGCCTAAGAAACAGTGGGCTAGATAAAAAAATGTTACATTTCAATGCGGATTTTTTAATCGAAAACTATGATTTCATCTGGATTGGTATTGAAGAATCTTTGAGGTCGAAATCCTATTGGAAAAGACTAGGGTTTGTAGAAATCTTCACAATACCAGAAGCAAGTTTTTATATTATGCCATTAAGCAAAAAAATGATTAACGAATATTTATAATAAATGTATATTCGTTATGAAAACAATTATATTGTCTGAAAATGGATTTAGAAAAATAAATAACACAATAATCGAAGAGTCCTACAGTGATAAAATTGAACTAGTTAAAAAATATCTAGATAACAATTTTATGAGGGCCACTTTTGAGAAAGATGGAGAAAATGTAGGAATCTTCGTGAAATTGAGTAATCATCTTCCAACTGAGAAATCTTATTGGAAACAAGATGTATTAGATATATTAGACAAAGAATTTAATAATACAATAACTGATAAAAAAGAAAGAGACGGATTTCTAAGCCAATTACTAGATGATTGGTATAATAACAAAATTAGTAAGTACGGAAGTCTGTCAGCATACAATTTTTAATAACTAAGAGGATGTGGTAACGTAACTCGCTCTCACATATCGCTACCCAATCAACCATTATTGGTTGAGCCTCACATAAAATTTAGAATGATGAGAATAGTAAAAAAATTAATTTTAACGTGCTTAATGTCGATTCTTGTGTTGACAGTAAATGCGCAAACAAAAAAAATGTATGATTGGACAAAAATAATGAATGCCATCATACAAGTAGAAAGTAAAGGAAATAGTAAAGCGTACAATGCAAATGGTGACTGTGCTGGAATTTTGCAAATTACGCCAATACTAGTGAAACAGTGCAACATTTGGTTGAAAAACCAAAAATCTCAGAAACGATATACTTTGCAAGATAGGTATGACGTTGAAAAATCGAAGGAAATGTTTATCATGATACAAGAACATTATAATCCTTCACATAGTGTTGAAAAAGCGATAAGACTTTGGAATGGAGGACCTAGTTACACAATTAAAGGAACTAACGGTTACTATAAGAAAGTTATGAAATATTATAATGGGAGCAACTAGCTCCCATTTTTGTTTTTTTTTAACATTCAATATTTGTATTTTCAAAGTAATATTTATACATTTGCATTATGGAAGCAAAACAATTAGAATTATTTGATGAGAAGCCACAATTAGTCACTAAAATGAAAATTTTGAAAGATTGGATTTTAGTGGATAATCGTGATAGAGATATTGAAAGGAGTATAAAATTAAAACGCCATTATCCTTTGGTTGTAAACCTAAAAGAAGGAAGAATATATGATTCTACTTGGGGTGAATCTAGAATTTTATCATACGATAAAGATGCTGAAAAAATTGATATAATACACTATTTCAAAGTTTCAAATCTGTTGAGGCTAAAAAAAAAGATATATAACAAAAAGAAGTTTCAATTGGAAATAAAAAAATGAGGAAAACTATCTTTTCCCCATTTTATATTGATTTATTTTTTTACTACCAAAAGCCAAGTTATCGTAATTTTTTACGCCACTGTTTGCCTTTGATTGTCTTGGGAACTCTTTGAAGTTTCTAGCGGCATTTGGTGTATTAAGCCATCTATCTGTCGTGTTTTTTTGGTTTAAACCATCAATACTATCAAAATTTTCTGAATCATTATCAACGCTGTTACCCATTCTATCAGACATCATATCACGCATGGTTGAACCAGTTATATTGCGAATCATTGGGTCATTCATTTGTGAATATGCGCTAGAAAGCCCCAAGTCATTTATGTTTTGGTTGCCATCTAGCTCAATATCCATAATGTCATCTTGATATTTGCTATATGCACCCTCTCTAATGATTCTTTTAACTGATTTTTCTATTATATTTTTTAAATCCGACTCTGTTAATCTAATAATTTTTCTCATAGTAACTAATTTTTTTAATAGGGTATTTCCTATTCTTTATTGGAAAATCCCTATTTTTACATAAATACCTTGTTTTTCATAAAAAAATTAAATATCTTTGCAATAGTTATAAAAAAAGTGATTATGAAAAAGATTATTAGTATTTTAATTGCGCTAGTAATGTGTGTGTCATTATCATCTTGTATCACAACAGCGCAAGCACAAGATGATGGGGTTTATGGTGATAACGTTGACATCAGTATAGTTATCTCAAATGGAACTCCTTATTATAATAGTAGCGGTCTTTTACTATACTATATATACCGTGATTATTATTATTATCCATTCTATTACAATAATAGGTATTATTTTCATAGGTATCATAGACCATTACCTCCATCTAGGATGAATAGGTATAGACCAATCCCAAGAGATTTTTATAGGCATAGACCACCACATAGATACTATGTAACACCTCCTAACAGAAGTACATACCATATTAGGTCAAATTTTAATCACAGACCAAATATAGGTAATCATAGGTATGGTAATGGGAACTTTGGAAGACAACAAATGCATAAAACTCAACCTAGAAATGGCGGCAGATTCGGTGGAAGGAGGTAAATATTAAAAAATATTAAAAAAAAATTCTGTAAAATTTGGAAGTTTGGGAAAAAACTTATATATTTGCAATATCAAACTTAGAAAAAGATATTAACGTTACAAATTTAATTTAGATTATGGAAGCAAAAATTTTTGTTATCGCTTTCCCAACTATGGAAACAGTTGTGGAGAAAATTAGTTCAGCACTTGATGAGGCTTTTAACGTAAAGCCAAAAAAGGCTGAGAAGTGTAAGGAAAAAGAGGCTTGCAAGCCTAAGTGTTGTGAGCGTGACTTTACGCCACCAAGATTTAAGAATCACAGTTTTATGCCACCAGCACCAATTCCACAATGGGGTGTTTGCGGAGAAGAGGCAAACGATGACCTTCGTTTCGGGGCTGAATTTGCTGTAGATGAACCACGCTGTGAAGACTATGACAAGCGTTGGCAGTTTGAAAGTGACCACGAAGCATTCGACCGCTTTGTAGAGGCTGGTGAGGATTGTGTTGCAAGAGGTCTTGCAAGACCAGAAGGCGTTACAGCGCACAGATGCAATGCAGTACGTAAAAAGTTGAATGAAGCACCTCCAATGAATTTGGACTTGATTGGAGAGACACATTGGTGGGAGACTTTTGAAGATTTTGATTTTTAACCTAATTTAACGTGAAAGATTTTGAATCTTTCACGTTTTTTTATATTTTTGCAATATGAGTAAAAAATTAGAGTATTTTTTATTAGATAGCCCTCTTTTACCTTGGAGTTTTTTATATCCGTTAAACTGTGGAAAAAACTATGTATTAGGAAGCATAAACTAGCTAAAAAGTTGGGAATATATGATTATACGAAAATTTGAATTCGAGAATATAACCAAAGATTTCGTATCGGATAAACAAATAATTAAAAATGAAAAATCAATGGAGTAAACCTATAGTTTTAAAAACTTATAAATACAAAGGCTTTATAATAGAGTATTGGGAACAATCATTTTCAACAAATTATTCTGTTGTATGGCATCATGAATTTGTGGGTTTTAAAAATGGAGAAAGAGTAACAAGTGAATTAAATCAACATCGTAGATATACTGATTGTATTAACGAAATTAAAAACATTATAATAAATGGGTAATAAAAGAGACGGTCTTGGAGATAGAATGAAAAATAACTATGAGAACAGAGCCAAGACATATTTATTGAGAAGAACACCAGTAATTATTAGGCTAGATGGTAAAGCATTCCACACATTTACAAGAGGTTTTGTGAAACCTTTTGATGCAAGACTTATGCGTGTAATGCAAGAAACAACATTAGAGCTTTGCAGAAACATCCAAGGATGTGTATTCGGCTACACGCAATCTGACGAGATTACTCTTGTGTTAGTTGATTATAATGCACTTGATACTGACGCATGGTTTGACTATAGTGTTGAAAAAATGTGCTCAGTGGCAGCATCTATGTGTACGTTATATTTTAATAGAATTTTCGCTAGAATTTGTGGAGATTTTATTAAAGAACATGCTTCAAATGCAAAAGATAAAAAGAATCTTGGTGATGTAGCATGCCAAGTTGATAGGGTTCTGAAAGCATATATGAGGGGAATCAAAAATGGCGGGTTGTTCGATGCTAGAGTGTTCAACGTTCCAGAGGGAGAAGTCACAAATTGCGTACTTTGGAGACAGAATGACGCAACAAGAAACTCTGTATCTTCATTAGCCCAAGCATATTTTTCACCAAAAGAATTGCATGGTAAAAACAGTAGCCAAATGCAAGATATGATGATGGAGAAATACAGTATCAATTGGAATAACTTGTCAATTCCAGAGAAGAGGGGTACTGCAATTATTAAGAATGGTGAAGGTGATTGGGTAGTTGATGAGGAAATGCCAATACTAAGAGGTGAAGGTAGGGAATACCTAGAATCTAGAATACATTTTGAGGAAGAAGGTTAAATAATATTAAAATTGGAGTAGTTATTTGGCTATTCCAATTTTTTTTCGTATATTTGCATCAAACGATAAAACACTATATATATGGAAAAAACGATTAAGAACATAATTGAAGATAGCAAAAAAGGAAAAACCAATAAAGTATATGGGCTAATAAATAAGAAAAGTTTAATTAGGGAATATGAATGTCTAATTGTACCTATTAAACATATATTGGGTCATTTATTTCCTAGTGCTATTAGTAAAAATTATAAAATTTTATTAACAAATACTAACAACGGCTACACTAAGATAATTGAAACTTGGCTTTCAGATGTAGAACTGAATGGAAATAGGTTTTCATCGGATGACATACATTTTTGGAGGTATTATACAAACAAAAAAGATGCATTGGAAGAAGCAGTATCTACATATTGTTCCTTAAGCGAAGATGCTGAGTATTTGAGGGAAAATATAATTAAATTCTCCGATGAAGAAACTAGGGAGTTCTTAAAGGAACATGATAGTAGAATTATAAACGACAGAAAAATTTTTAAAAATAGACAAATAAAATAAATATGAAAGATACTTTCCAAACAATTACTGACGATAAAAGACTACTTTACGAATATGTCAGGGGTTCACATTTATATGGACTAAATAATGAAGATTCGGACGTAGATACAAGCGGACTTTATATTGCAACTAAAGAGGCGTTCATGGGGTTAGGTGCGGATTATCAAGACCAAATTTCTGATGAACGTCACGATACCACGTGGTATGAAATAGGCAATTTTGCTAACTTAATTCTCAAATCCAACCCAACGGTTTTAGAGGCATTGTTTGTTCCAGAGAATAAAATCATAACACCACCTAGTGAACTTATTATGCCTCTGTTTGAGAATAGAGACCAATTCATCACTAAAAAATGTTTTAAGCCATTCGTTCAATACGCTATTGAACAAATCCATAAAGCAAGAGGATTGAATAAAAAAATTGTTAACCCAGTAACGCAAAGACTCACTCCTTTTGATTTTGCGTATACCTTCTATAACCAAGGAAGCACTAAAATATCTAATTGGCTGAATAATAGAGGTTTGGATAAAAATTTCTGTGGTCTAGTGCATATTCCGAATATGCATGATACATATGGTGTATATTATGATTGGGGTGCTCATATCCACCATAATTTAATCAAATATGAGGACTTGGAGTTGGCCGCTTTTGGCGCAAATCCTTTTGGTTTGCTGTTTTTTGGATGGTTTGGTTATGGACGTGTGGATGAAGAGACGCAGAAATTCGCCAAGTTCATCAAAAACTTTTATGGCATCAATACAAAAAAAGAACTTAAAGAGTGGTATGATAAAAACCAAGAGGTAATCCATTATCGTGGAATGTGCCTTGATAATTCAACGGACATGAGAGGGTCTTCTGTGTCAAAGGGAGAAACGCCTATCTGTTGGATGGTATATAACGAGAGTGGTTTCAAAGACCATTGCAAAAAATATAAAGAATATAAAGACTGGGAAAAATTCCGTAATCCAAAACGCTACGAATCGAATCTAGACAAAAACTATGATTCCAAAAACATGATGCATTGTGTAAGACTTATGCATATGGGTCAAGAAATCGCTGAAGGTAAAGGAATTAATCTTGAAAGAACTTGGGATAAAGAGTTTTTGATGAACATTCGCAACCATAAGTATGAGTATGACGAACTTATGGCTATTGTTGACGAAGACAAACTAAAACTCGATGAAGCCATCAAAAACTCTACGATTAGAGAAAGCATTGATGTTGATTTGGTAAATAACTTGTTAATTGATATTAGAAAAAAAGCGTATGGGTTGCTTTAATAAATATGATGAGACTAGTTAATGCTAAAAAACGTTAAAATATTTGGTTTTATAACATTTTTTTTATATCTTTGCATTGAAAATTATTTTAAATTTTAGAAAATGAATAGAGAACAGTTACAAAGATTAGCAAGCGAGTGGACTCGCATGGCTAAAAATGACATTAGAAACAAGGTTATCTCTTTTATGAGAGAGGTTGATGCCAGCGAGAGAGAACTTGCTTACGTCCTAGCAATTTCTGACGGAGAGCTGAATCAAATTCTTGAGGGTAATGGAGAGATTTCACTCTCAACATTCGCCAAACTGCTTATTGCAACTGGAAACGCTTTAGAGATTAAACCTATTGACGAAACACCAATTGGTAATTACGAGAATCTTCCTAGCGAGGAGGAATTTGAGCGTCCATTGCCACGTCCAAACATCTTTGAGCGTCCAAGACCTCAGATGAATCATCCTCAGTTCACAAGACCTAATTTTACTCGTCCAATTGGGGAAGAGCGAGAAAACGATTTTATTCCACCGATGCCAGAAAGTCTTCGTGAGGTATTTGAGAGAAGGTTTAACAAACCGAATCGGAATGTTGAAGAGCCTAACCATGAGGTAAGACAGCCACGTGATGAACATGGTCGTTTTGCACCTCGTCAGCCAAGACAAGAGGAAGCACCTCGTCACGAGACCCCATCGTCTCCATTTGCTTCGATGGGAACTGATGAACTTGTAAAAATCATCAGAGAAAGACTTTGGGATTCTGAGATTAATCTTGCCACTGCAAGTAAAAACGATTTGGTTAAATTCCTTGACGAGAAGAACAAGAGAATGGCTGAGTTCAAGAGAATGAAGGCTCTTGAAAATGACCCAAAGGTGAATGAATTCATTGGTCGTATGAAGACCACTTTTAAAAACAATCCACATTTGCGTGATTGGGTTAAAAAAATTCTCGGTGAGGACACTGAGTAAATTAAAATCTATATAATTAATAGGGGTGGTGTAAAAATACTACCCCTATTTTTTTGTTTTTTAACATTTTTTACATATATTTGCAAAAAAATGTTAAAATGCCAAGAAAAAAGAAAACAGAGAATAAACAGTATATTTGGTCAGAATACCAAAAAAAAATTTTCTCATTCATAGAACATGAGCAAGGTCACTTGGTTGTAGAAGCTTGTGCTGGTAGTGGAAAATCTACAACATTAATTAAATGCTTAGATTTTATACCATCAAATGATAAAATTTTATTGACTGCGTTTAACACTGATATTGTAAACGAGTTAAAGAAAAAAACTAATGGTAAAGATAACATAGACATAAAAACATTGCATGGATTGGGATTACAATTTATCAAAAGAAATTTGCCACAAGTTAGTGCAATTCCTGAACCATTTAAATATGATTCATACATAAAAAACAATCTGAAAGAACTGTCTTCTTTGAATACTTATACTTTGAAAGGTGGTAAATACTTTAGGTATATCGAAAACATTAAAAAATATGTTGATTTTGGTAGATTCTATTTGTGTCAAACAGTTAAAGATTTAGATTTTATAGAAGATAGATATAATATTGATACAATTGCAGATGAGAAAGAGATTGCAATAAATGTCATGGAATGGGGCAAAAATGCCCTAGAAACGATTGATTATACCGACATGGTATGGTTGCCCAATGCATTGTTTTTAAAGCCTCTAGGACTCTTATATGACTTTATAATGATTGATGAGGTTCAAGACATGAACAAAGCCGAAAGAGAATTGGTTCTAAAATGTTTTAAAATGGGAACTAGAATGATGTCAGTTGGTGATGAAAAACAGTGCCTTTATTCATTTGCTGGAGCAGATTCAGACTCGTTCAAGATACTTAAATCAATGCCCAATACGACTTGTTTGCCACTTAGTATCTCATATCGCTGTGGTAAAAAAATTGTGGATTTTGCACACAAAATAGTTAAAAATATTGAGGCAGCAGATGGCGCAATTGATGGTCAGATTTTACGAAATGTGTCTCTAGAAGATGTCCAAGATGGTGACATGATATTGTGCAGGAATAATGCACCATTAGTCCAGATATATAATGAATTTTTGAAATTAGGGAAAAAGTGTTTCATTAGAGGCAAAGAAATCGGTTCGAATCTTAAATTACTTGTCAAAAACACAAAACAAGATGAACTAAATGCCGATTGCCAAAAAGATGGCGTGTTTGTTAGACTTTATGACGATTTATTCACATCTAGAAATAAATTAATGGAGAAATTTGGCATTGATGCTGAAACAGCAATTAATTCTCCACAAATACAAAACAAACTAGATATGATAAATGCGCTTGAAATTTTATCTGAAGGGATTAACACGTCAGAGGAAATTATAGCCAAGATTGATGAAATATTTCCCAAGAGAGATAAAAAAAGTGGAATTTCATTGTCAACAATCCATAAGGCAAAAGGTCTTGAAGCAGAGAACGTATACATAGCTTGTGAGTCTTTAATGCCTAGCAAATCTGCGAAAAAAGACTGGGAAATTAAGCAAGAGTACAATCTAATGTATGTTGCATATACTAGAGCAAAAAAAACACTTGGTTTCATAGATGAGAAAGATTTTGAAAAATTTAATACATCAAACCCAAACAGTATTGCGGTGCTTAATAGAATCGAAATACAAGTGAATAAAGTTTTGAATAAATCAACTAGGATTATTATTAATGAAACAAACGCTAGAGCGATAGTTAGTAATGCGAAAAAAATAGATAAAAACATATTTACTAGTGCAACAATTAATATGAATTCGGTAGGAAGAAGAAAGATAAACTCTTTTTCTGAATTACTAAAAACTAAAAAATCTAAAAAATAAATCATGAACACAAACAAAGTAAAAAAAATAATCAAAATGAGCACCACTTGGTGTGGTCCTTGTAGGGCATATGCGCCAACATTCCATAAAGTTAAAGATATGGATGAGTTTAAAGATATTGAATTTAAAGAAATTGATATTGAAAATGATGAAAATGGTGATGTACTAGCAGAAAAATATCAGATTAGGTCAGTACCAACAACGATTCTATTAGATGAAAACGATGAACTTATATACAAAGTAATGGGTAACATTCCATTAAATGAGTTAACAAATATAATAAATGAGGCGTTAAAAGATAGATAATATGATAATTGGTTTCGCTGGAAGATGTAGGAGTGGAAAAACTGTTTTATCTGAAGTGTGCGAGAAATATGGGTATCAACGTTTATCTTTTGCTCTTCCACTAAAACAACTTTGTGCTGATATACTAGATATTTCAATTGATGAATTAAATCGAGCAAAAAATGAAAACATACCAATAGAAATTACAATTGGTAAAGACGTTTGTGAAATTTTATCTGAAGAAACAAACATACCAATTGAAACAACAACTGAGATATGCGATGGAAAATATCTGCACACCGTGAGAGATATGCTACAATTCATAGGAACTGATTATATACGCAAATATAATTCTGATTGGCATGTCAATAGAATCAGAGAAATGATTAAAAATGATGTTAATTATGTCATAGATGATGTCAGGTTCCCAAATGAAAAACGAATGATTGAAGAACTAGGTGGGGATTGCTGGTTCGTAACACGAACAACTTTAGATAATGTATCTAATCACGAGTCAGAAACGTCAATCACTTGGAAAGATTGTATGAACAAGGTCATTGTTAACAATTCAACATTGAATGAATTGCTTTTCAAATGGGAAATATTCATGGATAACTATACACGCTCTTGCGCAATTAGGGATGAGGAATTTAATAAAATATTGGAAAATGGACTTAATGAAGACATAGCTTCTTTATCTGTTTTGAGCGTATTGATGTTATCTCCGTCATTATTTGATTACTGTCCAAAAGACATTGAGAAAAACAGCGTAGATTCAATTACTATGAATGAAGATAAAAGCGTATTTATAAAATATATTGATGGGAGCGTTGAAATGGTAGACCATCCACTTATAATTGAAGATTTAAAAATATATCTATAAAAATAAATAATAATAAAAATTATGTCAAAAAAGGTAGACTTTAAATATAATGATGGGTCGGAGGTGTTTTTCACCTCCGACACCTAGGTACTCATTTCGGACATTCAAACATAATTAAATTTTGTGACCGTCCTTTCAAAGACGCAGAGGAAATGGATAGAGCACTAATCGAAAATTGGAATAATAAAGTTCCTACTGATGGGTTAGTATTTCACCTTGGAGATTTTGGATGGGGTGGGTATCAAGAATATAAAAAAATAAGAGAGCAATTGAACGGTAAAATCATACTGATTAAAGGAAATCATGATTTTAAAAATGGTTGTCAGTCGGAAGCGCAATATAATGAACTGTTTGAGTTCACAACCCAGCAACTATTAATAGAAATTGAAGGTAGAAAAATCTACCTTAATCATGTACCTTTTCTTTGTTATGGTGGAACATACCGTGACCCCAAAGGTTTAGTATATCAACTTTTTGGTCACGTACACTCTGGTCCTGGAAAAAAAGGAGAAGACCTAGTTAGATTAAAATATCTATTCCCGACACAGTATGATGTAGGGGTCGATAACAATGATTATACTCCAATTTCTTGGCATGAAGTAGAAGAGAAAATAGGCAAGCAACTATTGAAAAGTAAGTATAGTAAATGAAAAAAATTCACGCAAAAAGAGTTAGAAGACAAACCATATGCCTAGAGTTTGTAAAATTCCTTAAAATGATGAACATATATGGAAGTTATAGGTATTTTTTTGCTAAAAACATAGATAAAGAGTTTCCACAAATTGATAAATTCTATTATTTTTGGGGAAATCCAGTTTATTTGATGAAAACACGCAAAGATAGAAACTGTAAACGTTCCATTTTAAGAGAATTTTATTATGAATTACTACATTATAATAAATTGTATAAAGAGACAATTGATGTTGTTTTTTTCAGATGGGTGGAAATATATGATAATGGAAAAGACTATAACATATCAAAAATAAAACTATACAAAGAACTCTTCTGGCTCTATTTGTGTGATAAAGGTTATGATATGTCAATTTTAATAAATTAAAAATGGCAAGTATTGACTCACGTTTTGTACATTATGACATGCATTACCGCAGAATGATTGGAAACTATGATATAGCTCCACTTGAAGCTTTTGAAGTGTTTATGAAGTTCTTGAGAGAATTTAAATTTATTGGAACTTTTCACTACTATTTGAATCAAAAATATGGAAGTTTCTCACAATATTATAAAAAATATTTTTTGAAAAGAATCGTCCATTACCAATCATATTCTGACAATAGTCACAGATGTTTTCGTGGAAAATGTGTATACAACTGGTTTGAAGATACCTTTCTTCTGTTCCCTTTCGCATATAATGATAAAGGCGTTTTTATACCATACTGTATATCTTATGCTAGGATTATGTACTTAAAAGAATTTTGGTATCTTTATTGCCAAGAAAATAAAATAACTGATTCAATAATTTTAGTAGATAAGAAGGAAAACGATGAAAAATATATTGGTAATACCAGATGTTCATGGGAGGTCATTTTGGAAGAATGCGGTTTCAGAATTTGAAAATAAAGTAGCAAAAATTATATTCTTAGGCGATTACCTAGACCCATACGAATATGAGGGCATAACAAGGAAAGAGGCAATAAACAACTTTGAAGAAATAATTGCTTATAAAATAAACAATAAAGATAAAGTTGTTCTATTGCTAGGAAACCATGATATGCAATATTTCTCAAAAGAATTTCATACTAGGTCAAGATATGACTCAAGCAATGCTTGGCATATTGCAAATGACTTCAAAACGCACAGAAGCCTATTTAAACTTGCGCATGAAGAAGACATCAATGGAAAGAAATTCTTGTTTTCTCACTCTGGGCTTATGAATTCGTGGATTAAAAGGAATGAAAATGTCATAGGTGATATAACAGTCGCAAGCATAAATCATTTGTTGGAAATCCCACTTGGAATTAGAATATTAACAGATGTTTCTAGTTATAGGTCTTGGTTTGGAGAAAAAAGTGGTAGCATCGTATGGTCAGACGTTAGAGAGAAAATAGATATGAATACATCAGATGAGAATGATATAATCTCCAATACTGACGCTATTGTTGAAGGATATGATTATCAAATATTTGGGCATACACAGCAAAACGAAAAGCCAATTATAACAGATAACTGGGCTTGTTTAGATTGTAGAAAAGCTTTTATTCTTGACGATGATGGCGTTCTAAGAGAGATAGATAAGGAAATACAAAATTCTCACATTGATAAAACGGAATAATTATGCTAGGAATTGATGACGATGAACCTATCATCATTGAAGGTGAATATGCGCTTGCAATGATGGAAGAATTAAAAAATGCACATGGTCTTAATGAAAAACAAGAAAAATTCTATCGAGAATTGAAAAAAGATATAAGGAATAAAATTAAATGTAACTTAACCTTTATAAAAGTACACAAAAATGAAGATGTCAAAGCCAACAAAGAGCACAGAACAATATAAAATTCTGAGAATGCTTAGTAGAAATGACCAGTTTGAAAGAAACGGTGGCGGTCAGTTTGTTTCAATGAACCGTGTCTATAAAGACAAAAGTAAATATAACAGAAATGACAAAAAGAAAGAGTTGAGAAACAATCTCAACTCTTATTTTTTTAATTTTTTGACCACTTCTTTGCATTTTGAGCAAATATGGCCCTTTTCCTTGTTAGTGGATTTTTAGAATGTGTAAGCTCTTCGGTTGATTTACCCGTCGCTTTTTTGGTTGCAGTAAACTTTCCTTTGTTTTTAGGGTCAATATCAATCGACTCATCAACCTCTTTTCCCATTTGTTTCAAAAGTTTTTTCTCCCTTTCTCCAAAACTGCCTTTTGCTGGTTTCTGTTTACGTATTGGCTGACTTCTATGCCCATAAGTAGATTTTATGAAACCTTTAGTGCTGGCTTGTTTTTGAGTATACTCTTGTATCAAACTGATTGCAGCCTCTTTAACCGCTTGTTTAAGTTCGCTTTCAGAAAGTTTTAGAATTTTAGATTCATTAAACTTATATGGGTCGTATGAAAAATCAGCATCTTCCAAATCATCCAAATCTCTTTTGCCATCAACCCATTTGTTCATTAAACGATTTCCCCTCTCGTTATCTCTGTCAGTCCAATAAGCTGCATGGTCTCTTCGATTCTGAGCAGCATCCATTATATCATGCTGACGGTCAACTGGAGATTTTCCAACATTATTCATTCTATGATACAAACCCCAAGAATAATCATTCTCCATGTCTTTATCCCCATCCATCCATTCATCATCGTCCCAACTGTTTGGTGGATTAAATGGATTGTCTAAATAATCGCCATTTGCCGCAGAATCAGCTAATGCCAATTCTTCATCACTAGGTTCACTTTTGTTCCATCTTCCACTGAAATTATCAATATCATAATTTAATGGGGTTTCAGATAATATCTTCATCGCAGCCTCTTTAACTACTTGTTTAAGTTCTGCTTCTGTCAAACTCATTTGTTTGTTCATGTTTTTGCTTTCTAATACATTATTCTGTTTAGGCCATAAAACCATACAAGTATCATAGCTTGAAAATGGGTCAGAGACAGTGCCAGCTGCCATACATTTAATGTATCCGCTAATAGCCATACCATCATCAAACATAATTTTTATCGCATACTGCTTTGAACGTGGCATGTGGTCGTATTCGTCATAATCAGTATAACCGCCATCAGATTCTATGCTGTCAGCATTGTTTAAACTAGCGCAAGGCTTCATTTCAACCTCGCACCCTAAAGATGTAATTGCTCTATAATAGTCTTCAATTGCTTGCCAATTCTCATCACTATATTTTCTAGAATCAATACCGTATTTCTTAACAATTCTATATATCTGGTTAATTCTAGCTTTGATTGATTTAGGTCTTCTGCCAATAAATTTCTCAACATCAACAGTGTTTGATAAATTCTTAGGTCTAGATTCATTAATCTTGTCTCTTAACCTCATTTTCAATTCCTCTTTCAGAGTAAAATTAACAAGATATAACTTTCGCTGCATGTCACTTAAAAAACTTTCGCAGTCACTTCTCATGCCAATATATTTATCACCCTTTTCTCCAAGTTTTTTATAAAAATCATTGGTGCAATCAATTACAGATTCCACAAATTCCTTTAACGTGCCAACTTCTCCAAATTCTTGATTCGTTGGCTTGAACATTTCTTTTGGTAACTTGCCACTTATTGATTGTTCGACTTCAGATACTTGGTCTTGAAAATCTGCAATCCTTTCAGCTATATCATCACACAATTCATGCTGGGATAGAGAGTTAGCGTCCCAGTGTAATGCTTTGATTTTAGTCTTAAATATCTCAAGTTTTTCAACAAAAGCCAATACTGTTTTATCCATAACTTAAATTATATTTATTCATTTTCTAAATTATCATCCAAAGAACCATCGCCTTCCATATCAACTATCTGGTCTTTTTTCTTTCTTCTCCTTCTTCTTTCAGCCTTATAGTCCTCAATGTCCTCTTCAGCCTCAATCTGCATCTTCTCGTTTTCAACCCAAGAACGAGTTTTCATCCTCGAATCAACATAAGCCTTTGGCACACCACTTCCTAGAATGTATGCCCCACTTGCCATTAATAACATTGCCATGTCACCCATATCAGTATCTATTTTACCATCATAAGTGACATCATATATCAGCACGAAACACATAACCAAACCAACAATAACACCAATTAATGCAGATGCCAATAATGTTATACTATTGACACTCATTGATGATTTGTCATCAATTGACTCTTTTATGTTTCTTATTATACTCATATTATATAAATATTAAAAATGCTTAAAATATTTGTATTTACACTAAATAAAAGATATATTTGCATTAAAAAATATATGGAGCACAAAAATGTATTACAAGCTAAAAAGGAACTATTACGGTTTTTAAAGAAAAAAAAGATAGTTGCCACATATACTTATACCATTTATAACCATGAATATAATATGAATGAGGTAAAAAATATATTCAAAAAATTAGAATATGCAAACACAAATAATGAAATTGCGAGGTGTTATATTGGATTGATTGGCAACATACGTGCAAATAGCCATATAATAGATACACAATATTGGAATAACGAAACATTATATAATGCCTATCTAGAATGGAAACAATATATCTGCAAAAAATTTCACGTTAATTAAAATGATATGATAGTAGAAAGAAGCATTGAACCGTATACAAGAAAACTAGTTAAGGAAAACAAGAACCTAATGTATATCTTCACCGATAATACTGATAGGGATAGCGGAAAATCTGTTATCCCCAATTCCTCATGGTATTCACAGAAATATGGCGAAGGCAAACATTATCCATCAATGACAACCGCACTTATAAGAGGATTAGATAATGCATATCCAATAACAACACAACATTGGTACAATGCACAGCATAAAGGAATAACTGGACGTTGGAATGATGAAGATTTTGAAGAATTTAAAAAAGTAATTGATGACGATTTTGAAAATATATATCAGAATTGTAAGAAATACGAAAAAATAATATTTCCAATAGGAGGAATTTTTAATTCAAAAATATCGCAATTAAATAAGGTACGAACACCAAAACTGTATTCGTACCTTATGGAAAAATGTAAAACACTTCTAACAATTTAATCTTCTTTGTAATAATAGTATTCATTGATAAACTCTTTTTCCCAAGGAGTTAAATCACGCTGCATATAACTCATAAGTTTGTTAAGATATTCCTCTTTCTTGACGTTTTCCTCTTCAGTTGTTAAATCCCAATCCAACTCCCTAGAAAAATTCTCCAATAAAGCAATTAACACACTACTGCTGTTAGATTTACTAATGTAATTAACCCAGTAATATGCATTATAACTATCAATTAACTTGGCAAAATATCTAGAATTTCTGCCGTTTACTATATTATCATCAATAAGCGAATCACCCCAATAACTTTTTGGATTTTTCGCAAAAATAAGCCTTAAATATCTTTTTATTAACTCTGGATTCAGTTTCTCAATATTGAAATAATCCAATAAATTGCCACTCTCCGTATAGTTTTTCAACACTCTCATTGCCTTACTTAACGGCATTTTGTTCAACTCGTAAATCCATCCAATATATTCTCCTTTCAAAGCCTCAATGTTTGCATCATCAGAAAAACCTTGTACAACTGTATCATTGTATGATGAATTCTTAAACCCACTAAAAAGATTTCTAGGACTCACCTCTTCCATATCACCGTTAACTTTTGACAAGTCATAGATAACAGAGCCGTGCTTTGTATTGTCATAGCCATCAATACCACTAACATTAACCCCATTATAACCGTTATACTCCATAAACAATGTTGAAAAACTCTGGCTCCCCTCATGCCTTTGAGCCATCCTAATTAACTCATAATAAGAAGGGCATCTTAACCCTAACCCATCAGCGTTAGATTTAATCCTTTGATAAAGAACACTGTTGTCATAACTAGCAGTTTTTGGGTTAAATGTGCCCATATTGGTGATTTTATAATACATATGGTTCAAATCTGCCATCATCGTATATAATACGTCACCTTGCTTTTTACTCCTAACCCTATACAAATTCTTATAAAGGTCAAAATCAACACGATATAAATGGTCTTTTATCTCAATGAAATTAGGATTCTGATTTCTGTTAAATTCACCATAATTGTCAATGTCTTTCATATTCCTATAAGTTGAGAAATATGTGCCACTACCAAAATGACCAGTTTCACGACCAGCCATCTGATATTTACTATCGCTATAGTAAGGCTTGCCATTATGCTCCTTTCCAACATGAAAATTCCATTCAGATTCCTTCAACATACCATACTGCTTGGGATTAATGTATATTTTTTTTCTATCAACAATTTCCATCATAATATTTTTTCCATATAAAAGTAAATAGTTAAATTAACCTAAAACATTTGGTTATCTCTATTTTTTTTCATATATTTGCTAACGACAAAATAGTATTTAAAAATGGATAGAGAAGAAGCTAAAAAAATTGCACTAGATGCAATCAACAAAGAAATAGAAACACATGGAGAAGATTATGTTTTCATGATGGCCCCACAACTAGGCAAAAACACGTGGACTCTGAAAGAAGCTAGGGAGTCTATCATCAATGATGCAACATTGGAAAACTCAAACTCCAATCTCATTGATGGTATCATTAATCTATATGAGTATAAAAAGAAATTAGAACAAAATAACAAATGACACGAGAACTTACATATAGAGAAGCCATTAGGGAATTCTTATTTTTTTTGAAAAAAGAAAATGCATATAAAAAATACATAAAAGCAATAAAACGACAAAAAAAAGAAGAATTTAAAAATTTGGAAAATTATATCAACGTCCTTACAATTTATCCTCTCAAAACATGTTTTAAAAACGATATGATATGCTATCTGATTGATAGGTCATTCACTTGGGTTTATACCGAAGAAGGACATGGATTTTGGGCTGAATTGGATAGAAAATGGTATCTTAAAATGGAAGGCACTAAAATTGTAGCAGAAAAATTGACAAAAAACAACAATAATATAAGTTAACGTAAAATGGATAATTTAAAAACATTATTAGCAATTCTTATGATAGCAGCTAGTATATTTGTTGCAGCATTTATTACACAAATAACTTTAATTGATAAAGATAATATTATCGTAAAACAAAACGATACAAATATTTTCGTTAAAAAATATACTCCAAAGGCTACCGTCAATAAATCTTTTAAGTTTTTTGACACATCAATGGATTCAGCCATATACAAATACCCACAAAATAAAATACTATATGAAGGAATATTAGTAAAAGCTGAACATAGCCCAGACCAAGTAATTATAAAAACAAAAAAACAAGAAAAAAGAAATAACGTAACACTTAATATAATACGAAATGAAGACGTTTCTGAACTGTTTTCTTGTAATCAAGTGGATGAGTTTCAAACAAAAATCGGAAAAAAAATGATAATAACAAAAACATTCTATCCTAGAGAAAGAATATTCTATAAATTCCCATAAACTATGAAACAAATACTGAAAAAAATATATACAATTCTTGTCCTAATTAAAAATGTATTAATTAGGAAGAAAAAATATACACTACACTTTGTGGCAGAAAATAACCCACCAATAAAAAGATGGTACTATGATTTCAAACATTGGGGATTCGACCATGCTAACCTCGAAATGGTCGCTGGAGCAGATACACTCTGCGAATACTATGCAAGAGGAAAAAATGAACTCACAATAAACATCACAGCATCAGAAAAACCAAGAAGCCATTACACAAACCTATGCGATGAATTCATAGCAGAACCACTCCCAAAAGAATGGACATCATGGAAAGATAAACTCATCTGGGGAAGAAACTATACACACATTGACGCAAATGATGGACATGAAGTGAGGATGTGGATTTGCCCAGTAACACTGTTCGTACTAGGAAGATACCCAAAATATCTCTACATAAGACACGGAGAATAAATAATATGGAAAAATTACAATATGATAAATGGTACGATACGGTCGAAGACCTTGAACAATGTATAAATAAGTATATAATATGCTCATACATACAAGACAATCCACAATCTAGTAAGGAACTATGGATTGTTGTACCTAAGAAAATAGAACGCTCACCAAGAGGTAAACTGTTTAATACCAAAATTTATGGTCTCTATCTGTGCGGCATTTATCCAAGTTTTCGTGCATTTCATAGACCAACAATGAAAAAAAAAGAAGGAGAAAATAAGTTCTATTGCAATGCGCAACAATCTTTTAGACTAGCAACAAATGATGAAATTAAACAATTACATCAATATTGGAGCAAGTTCAGAATAACAAAATAAAATGAAATACATCAAAACAATAGAAGAACTCAAACAACGAATAGGAAAATTCATCATTACATCAGACTACGATGAAAAATGCAGAGACAAACACTCTTCAATGAAACTGCTCACAAAAATAGAAGATTGTTGGATTAGGCATTCCGCATTTATGAGTGGTGAGAGTTCAGAACTTCTAGGGTGGAAAATATATGGCAAATATGCAGCAAAACTTAACCCATTTATACCATATATGGCAGATAAAAATTGCGAGTCATACGCAATTTTCATTAGATACGCCAGAGACCCAACACAAGAAGAAATTAAAGAATACAAAAACTACTGGAGAAAACTAATCTACCAAAAATATTATAGGTAGTCATTTCATCCGTTAGCATTAATTCTAAAATTTTTTCCAGAATTTTTTTTGATAACGCATAATGAAAAAAAAGAGGGGGTGGACCTTGGAGAAAACGAATTTTTTTTCCAGGAATTTATTTAGCAAACTGTCCAGCCTTAAAGAGTGTTAAAAACTCCCCTTGGGGGTGGGGGTTACATAGGTGGGGGTGCATCCCCACACCATATTCCCCATAATGTTTCACGTAAAACATGAGTAAAGATTTTTCATGTAACAAAATGTAAAAAAAGGTGAAGATTTCTCCCCACCTTTTGTAAAGATTTTTCTATGCCATTTCTTTCATCTTTTTTAACGTTTCCCACTTCAGTTGTCGGATGCGCTCTTCTGTGAGTTTGAATTTTCTTGACAATGTGTACTCGCTCACCTCGTTGCAACCGATACCAAACAAACCGCAAATAATGGCTTTTTCACGCTCGTCAAGACCTCGCATAAGGTAATTTATTTTGACAACCATATCGTTCTCGTCAGTGAGATTGTCGGCTCTGCTGCTGCTTGCAAAGGTGTCGAGTAAAGTTTTTTCTCCATCCTCGTCGGATGCAAGGGGTGCGTCCATGCTTGCAGCGTGATAGGCGGCTTTCGCTTTGACCATGTGTGCGCCTTGGCGAACTACTCTGCTCTCGTCAGTCAGACCGATACCGATATACTTTCTCACTTGCTCCAATGCCCATGTGCTGAACATTGTTCCACGTGAAACATCAAAGGTGTCAACCGCTATACACAAGCCATAATTGCCGTTCTGCAAAATATCCTCAAAAACGTCCATACCTTGATACGATGCAGCGATACTCCAAACGATACGCAAATTTGCCTCTATCACCTTGTTACGTGCTCTCTGTGAGCCGTTCTGTGCCTTGGTAATAAGGTCACGCACCTCGCTATCTGAAAGCGTCTTGTTGCGGTTCATTTCGGACAAGTAGATGTTCAAACCCTCGTTGCGCACAACATTCTGATTCTCCTTGAAATTTATTGTCTTCATATTATTACTTTTAATTGTTAAACTTGTTGTTTCTTGTTTGCGAGTGCAAAGTTAGAACTTTTTTCTGAATTACACAAATTTTTAGCGAAAAAAATGCGTTTTGTTAACGTTTTTTAAGGAAATCTGCATAATGATGCGAGTTTTATGCAATTATTCATATTTTATTCATTTCAACATCATATTTGATACAAGGAAAATGAAACACCCTATTTTAAGGCTCTCTGAGACGTTTTTAGGCAGTCAGATATAAAAGTTATCAGCCATATAGGTGAAACGCTTTTAAAACGCTTGCAAATGGCTTTATTTGGCTTCATTCGTATTTCTTTGCCCACATACGTGCGTATATGTGTGTTATTCCTATATCATTTTATTGTAGGCTGAAACATGATGCGCAAAAATGGAAAAATGTGCAGAAAACGTGATTTTTTTGTAAACGAATGTTAAATGAGTTCTGGAATTGCAAAAAAGCCTTAAAAAATCGCCTAAAATTTGGTTAGTTCAAATTTATTTCGTACCTTTGCATCGTCAATCAGACAAAGCGTTTTTTGAGATATTGAAACAATCGGCAATATTGCCACATAACAATTAAATCTTTAGTAAAATGAAGAAGAGTAATTTTTCTGTAAGTGAGTTGTTAACCGCAGTCGTGAACGTTTTTGACACCATCGCTGCTTGTAAGGATTTCGCATCATGCAAGTTTGGCTACGGCTTCATCGCTCGTTCAACCCCCAAGTTTCGTGCTCCCAAGGCTACGGCAGCAGAGTGGGCAGCAGATTTCGGAAACGAAATGCCCAACATCGTGAAAGTAACCAAGGTGACAAACGCAAGGGCTTACGACTACGCCAAGGCAATCAATCGTCAGTTAGCCAAGCAAGGTGATGCAACTGATTTCAAGTCTAGTAGCATGAACGGCTACGAGTGGGTAGTTCCCAACATCATCAAGAGAGCCGAAAAGGATGGGTCTTTGCAGATGTGCGTAACGTTCAAGGAGAATGACCGCACCAAGTTCGAGACATTCTACATTGTGGCTGACCACTTCGCTACGGCTGACGAACTGAACTTCATCACAGAACACCTCTACAAAGCCCCCAACAAGTCTGTGAAACAGACAGAGAGTGGCATCGCAGACGAGGATATTCTGATGGTTCGCAACTACAAGTTCTCCAACATCATCGCAGTCGGACAGACACCGCAGATTGAGGAAATTTGGGGAAGCATTGAGTAAGAAAAGGGGTCGAAAGACCCCTTTTTCTTTGCCCTATGGTGTACTTGATTAAGTACAAATGTTAAACACTTTTTAACAAAAATAATTGCTGATTGGTTTGGTTAATTCAAAATAATTTCGTACATTTGCATCGTCAACCAAGGATGGGAGACGTACTTAAATAAGTCTAATAATTAAATAAAGGAAAATAATTATGCGTAAGTTGAATTGGTAATTTAGGGGAAAAATATAGTCAGTAGGTGCAATAAAAGTAATAGGGCTGCTGAAGTGACCAGTAAGCACACCCTATAATCCTACCTCTCTCTAAAGTGCAAGAAGAGTATTTTAATAGTAGAATGGCAGCACAGAGAATAATGCCTACAAGGGTTTGAAAGTAACCTATTCAGTGGTGATGATACTATTCCACATTTTTCAAGGTGTAGCAGAGTCTGGTTTCATGCGACCACTATGGACGTGGTGTCTGGTAAGCGTTTTCTGAACGGGGTAACTTACTTACGTTGGTTCGAATCCAACCACCTTGTCTATTTTAATCAAGAATCTGTAAATGGCTTACGTTGTGAAACGTGAGTCATTTTTTTGTATTATTATAGATTAAAATACAAATGCCCCTACCTTATTCAGATAGGGGTATAGATGTACTTATTTAAGTCCGAAGAGTTCACTTGCAAGTTCTTTCAATCTCCAAATAAACTTCATTGTTTTCTGCATAGCATAGTATTGATTCAAGTTCCCAACCATCATCATCATCGGTTGTGTTTTCGCACATGACTTCTAAAGCGTCATCTTTGCTAAAGCACCTTACCGCAGTGATGTCACATTCTTCAACAACATTGTAGCACACACGGATGGGTGTTTTAAGTTTCAACATAAACTGCCCACTGATGTCCTTTTTCCCATTTTTGGTAATCAGTTCCAAGGCTTCAGTACGATTTTGCTCAAATGTTTCTCTAATGTCTATCATATCTTAATTCCTTTTGTTGGTGCAAAGGTACGAAAAAAATCTGAACTAACCAAATAAAAATGAAATTATTTTCAATTTATAATAAAAAATATTTTCTTAAAAAAACTAAAAAAATTTGGAAAAAGTGTGTTTGATTTCGTATATTTGCATTATTACCAAAAATAATAAAAATGAAAGAATTAAAAAAGGAGATTAGAGAGATTTTATTTGAATTGGATTCTAATGATTTTTATCCAATAATTATTTATCATTGTGTATGTGGTAATAAGGGCAAAAACATACGTTTTTATTTGAATGATAAAAATAAAGTTTCCCAAGAAGTTTTTTATGATGGTGTCGAAGAAAAACATCATAGGAAAGAATTAACCAATGAAGAAATAAAATGGGTTAGCAATAATATGTTTTCTTATGGAAAAATTAAAAAAATATGCTGACCACTTTCCCAAGCAGTCAGCACAACAACGTTCAATTAAATAAAGTAATATGTAACCTATTCCAAGGAGCAAGGTAGGCTTATTTCAGCCCTACCATTGCTTTCAGTTCTTTCTTGATTGTTTTGGCGGTCTCACCTCTCCAAGTGGATGCGTTGGCAAGGAAATAGCGCACAATGCTGTCGGCAGAATCCCAACCATAGTTGTCGTTGATGGAGTCAAGTGATGCCATAGCATCGAGGTAAGGCTTTGCACCGAAATATACCTTTGAACCCCAGTCCTTGCGGATGTCACGTGCAATCTCGTAGAGAGGACGATTCTGAACTTTCTCAATTTTCTTTGTTGCCATAATTGTTATGAATTTAATTGTTTAACTTGTTTCGTGATGCAAAGGTACGAAAAAAATCTGAATTAGCCAAACCAATTCAGATTTTTAACACTTATTTAACACTTCTCGATGTTTGCTTTCAGCAAGTCTTGTTCTTCCATGTCAACAAATATCAGTTCTTTACGTGCTCTCGTTAAAGCAACATACTTCAAGTTCATTTCTTGTTGCAGTTGCCATTTTAACTGATGCGGCCACTTCAATGGCAGTTTGTTGGGAAGCAGAATAAGCACCCTATTTGCTTCAAGTCCTTTGCTCTTATGGGCAGTTGAAAGCATGACTGCGTTTTCAACTTTCTCGTCCGTGAATAGCCTATCAATATAGGTTTTAAGTTCTGCAACGTCTTTAATGCTATAGAGACAAATGTTTTCAATACACTTGCACCTATCTTCAAGGTTGAGATACTTCTGTGCTTGCTTTGCTTCCGCTTCTGTGCATTTTCTATCGCTTCTAATGGTAGCAATCAGTTTTTTCTTTTCGCTTTCAAGGTAATCAAGAACTTGCTGAATGTTCTTTGTATTTGCGTTCTCTATCAGCACTTTAAGGTCTTGCGCTATGTCCTTACCCTTAACAACGGCAGTAATACCATTTTGAATTAACTTCATACACAGACCGACCAAAGGGGAAGATGTACGGCAAAGAACCATGTCATTTTCCTTAAACAGATTGTAGGAAAGTTTATTTACATGATTGATTTCTCCATCAATAGCACCCTTATGCGCTTGTATTTGTGGCACAAGTCCTTGCGCTAATTTAATCATGTTCTTACCACACCTATAGTTTACTGACAAAGGCAGTTCAATGGTATTCTCTAAATTAGCAATCTTATCAAATGAATTGCAATCAGCACCAGCGAAACCATTAATGGCTTGATTTCTATCACCAACGGCAACAAAACGTCCACCTCTCGCAGCACAAAGCATTAATTCTCTTTGGGCAGTGTTAAGGTCTTGGCACTCGTCAATGAAAACGTATTTGTATGTTGGTATTGCATTTTTGTGGAACAAAGGCAGCACAATCATGTCAACGTAATCAATTACAAGGTCTTTTGGCATGACGTATGCATCTTCCAACAAGATATTGCAAACCTTAACTTCGTCAAATAAAGTTACCAAATTGTGTTCATCACACAACTTCTCTAACTTCTTGATTTCTCCATGCTGAATGAGATTAACCCTTGCAAGGTCAAACAACTTCTGAACGTTGCAGCAGAAACCCCACACCTTTGCAGCCGATGTGTCTGGGGTAATAATCGTTGACAAAGAATAAACGTTCTGTCTCACATACTTCTGATACTTCCAACTATCTACCTTAACATACATACGATATTGGGGAAAGTTGTAAAGTCTTTTCAGTATGCTAAAACCAAAAGCATGAAGCGTTGAAACGTCAGCATACCCTTTTAATTTCTCTTTCAACTCGTCAGCGATTAACTTGTTGAAAGCAAGAAACTTTACTTCACTCTCATGCAGATGCAGACGCTTACAAGCCATAACGATAGTTGTGGTTTTACCGCTACCAGCAACGGCATTAATGGCAATGTTTTCCATACCATTTTCCACCTCGTCAAAGATGTCTGTCTGATATTTTGAAAGTTGTAATTTTGCTAAAGCCATATATATTATTAATGTTTAACTCTGCAAAGGTACGAAAAAACTTTGAACTGACCAAAAAATCCAGAGTTATTTAACATATATTAATATTTGGCATCGCCAAATATAAAAAAGTATTAAAAAATAGATTAAAAATTTGGCTATATCAATTTAATTTCGTACATTTGCACCACGAAACAATTAAATTTATAGCAATATGATTAACAAGGAAGACAAGAAAGTTCAGAAATACATCAACGAGTGCGCTGATTTCTGCAAGAAAGCAGGTATGAAGACACAGAAGCAAGTTTATGAGTGGCTTCTCGCTGACCTCATGGAAACCTACAAGGGTAAAGCACCAAAGTGGAAGTTGGAGTGGATTGCAGAGGATTTCACAGAAAGCATCTGTATTAAAATAAACATACACCAGACTGGAGTTCGCTAAGAACTCCACTTTTTTTCAGTAAAGGAAATTATGGACATTACGACAGAGATTAACAAGTTAAAAGCCGTTGCCAAAGAGAATGGTTTAGAGATAAGATTCCGTAATCATACAACCAATATGGGTGATTTCTGCATCTTTATCTATGATAAATCTGTAAGAAAATCATATATGGTTGGTTTTGATGGCAATTGGAATAGCAAAAAGCTAACATTCAATGTGTGCTTGCGTTCAGCATATAATTGGATTGAAAAGCGTGACAAACGTTATATTAAGTGTAATGGGAAGTGGCAGTATATAGGATATGAATGATATTTGTACTTAATTAAGTTTTATTATATGAGAATAATTGATATACAACCTGATTTCATAGTCGATGGTAAGCAACGTTTACCCAATGCGGATAGAACATTGAAGAGATTGGAGAGGATTATTAAGAAGAAAAATATTAAGGTGGTTTTCTGAGCCACCTTTTTAATTGTATGTGCATAATAAAAGGGATGGATTGATTTGCACCCCTTATTGTACTTATTTAAGTCCATCCATTTCTGATTCCAAGTGTACGAAGCACATAAACCATATCCTTATGGAGATTACTTATATCTTTCCCATATGCTTTAAGGGTTTTTGCGACTGCCACAGCAAGTTCTGCTTCTTCTTGTGTGTCGAATCCAAGTGATGGTATTTTCAAATCATCTGTTGATTTTGTAAGGTAGTATTTAACCTTGCCTTTTTCATAACCAACTTGAACATTTTTATTTTCCGTATTAACGTTGTGCATAATCAATTTGTTTTAATCGCCCATTAATAATACATTCTGAACTCAAAGTATTGTGTTTCTACTCCATGAGAGATATTGAATAAGTCAGTTTCAATCATATCCATCAGCCTTGCATAGTCCAATGTGAAATCGAAATAGAAGTTTCCTAATGGTGTTTCAAGGTCATTGAGGAATACCAACATCGAATAGTCGTGTGCATCTTTTGTAATATACACATGACTGTATTTCTTGGCAAAGTTGCCATCACCCTTGAATGTCATTGTTCTCACATTATTATCAATGAGTGTCTGCTTAATGAGTTCTTGATACAAACCCTTTGTTGTTGTTTTTGCCATAATCAATCTATTTTAATTTCGATGCAAAGGTACGAAAAAAAAGTGAGACTACCAAACGGAATCCCAACTTTTTTGAATTTATGATATATGTAATTCTTCTTCAAACCATTCCACAATATCTTCTAAATCAGACGTTGTTAAATCGTCTAGTTCTCTTGGCTCATTTTCGCCTAATATTTTGACCCATACGATTGCTTCGTTGTCATGGAAGATTTTTGTTATTTGTGGGAGTTCTAATTCACTCAACCCCATAGCCTCATCATGCCCAATGGTGAGAATTGCGCAATTTTCTCGTTCACACTTGATTGGTGTTTTCTCTGACGCATATAATGCAGAACAGAATGATGAGATTTTCCTACGCAATTTTTCGTGTTTACTAATACGTGCCATAATTTAAATTGTTATTAATTGGTTTAACTTAATGCAAAGGTACGAAAAAAAATTGGAATAACCAAATGCTATCCCAACTTATTTTTTGCCAAATTATTATAATACTCTTTTAATTCTTTTCTCACGTGTTCTTCGTATTTTTTCAGTTCTTCAACCCATATCTTGCAATCGTCTGCTGATATTGTAACACCTTGTCTTTTTGCCACTGGTGTGGACAATACTGCAATTAAACTTTCTAATGCGTTCATAATCTTTTTAATTTATTCGTTATAAAGTATGTTTCATCCATATGTAATCACTATCTTCACCATCGTTACAGAAATCACTATATCCGTGATTAGCATACCAATCGTGTACCCAAGATGATGTTATCACCTTCAGACAGATTACAGAATAATTGTACTTCTTGGCTTCTTTATCAGCAAGTTCAAGTATTTTATTACCAAGTCCACGACCTCTTGCTGATTGTTCTACATTTACATTTGATAGATACATAGTATTCTTATCATCATTATAAGCATATAGAGCAAATCTACAGCAATCATTCTTGTAATAGTAAACTATACCCCAATCTGTTGTTTCTTTCGTGATGTTCATGCCTTATTTAAGCCATTAATCATGTTTACCATTCAACATAACTGGCTTTTTCAATTTCTTTATTGAAAAACTCTTTTTCTTCTTCTGTTGCCAAACGATACTCTTTAGTATAACCCAAACCAGTCATAGGATAAGGACGTTTATATTTTTCAACTTCTCCATTTTTACGTCTGATATAAAACGCATCAGTCTCCAACGCTTCGCCATTGAAGCCACAATAGCGGCACATAATACACTCTGCGCTAAGAACATTAAGATGTTCCTCTTTCTTGACAATAATATCGCCCTCTTTAAAACCATTAGTCAATTCAGCAAGGGTGTGGATAGTAACACTATTATCATCACAGATGGCAACCAAACCTGCTTCTTCCAATAACTCACTATTGTAAATCTCAACCATGCTATTCTATTTTTAATTATTATTTGATATTGCAAAGGTACGAAAAAAAAACGAGTTAACCAAATTTATTAACGAATTTTAACAAAAAACCTCTGGGGCACTAGCCACATCTTCTAGGCTAGCACCCCTCGTCAACAAATCACTAACAATTAAAAGCAGTAGTTGGTAAGCATGGAATCGAACCACTCACTTTGCACCTTAGAGGGTGCTCCGCACAAGTCATTACTGCGATTACTTACCAATTTGATAGGCATGGAATCGAACCACTCACTTTGCACCTTAGATGGGTGCTCCGCACAAGACATTACTGCGATTACCTATCATAGTTGGAAGAGAAAGATTTGCACTTTCGAAGCCACCGAAGTGACACATTAAGCACGAACTTAATGCCCATTTGTCTACATCTACCCTTGCGGATAGTTCTCCTCTGGTATCTTCCAAAAGGTGGTTTTTAATGAGTTGTCCACCGCAACCCTATATCTTATAAGTAAGGCACTTATCGCTATAAGTTTTAGGTTTTGTTTCAACCTCTGAACCTTACCTAATGTCTCAATGTCTATCGTTTCAAAGACAATGCAAAGATATGAAAAAAATCTGAAACTACCAAACAAACTTGCGCATTTTAACAATTTTTTAGAAATTAATCTCTCCAAAACAGTACTAAAAGAAATAGATAGCACAATAATATCAATTCAATCATTATATTACAATTCTATATACTCAATCAACGTGAATATGTGAGAGACGATTGCAGAATATAGAAGAGGATTGCTCTCCAATAGGCTATGCAAGGTGACAAAGAATGTATCATCCTCTTCGTCTATAAACCAACATACAAGACCCTTGTCGCTTGTCTCTATCTTTAAAAACTCCACATTATATCCTATGCCATCAATGTCAAGACCATTGGTGAAAATGGATGGCAACTTAGGAGTTATCTCAAATGCAGTGCCGTTATACTCGCCAAATGCAATCACCGCAATCGAACAGAGAACTTCTGTCATTCTGATGTTTTTTTCTGCCTTATTCATTTCTGTCTAAAATGTCTGTAATATCAGCGTCAATTCCACTAAGTTCACTTGATACCTTATCAAGCCTACAAAGAATCTCACAATTCACTTCACGGCACTGCGCTTTACGGATAATGCCTTGTACGTTGTGCGCAAGGTCTATCACCTCTTCTCTCGTCAGTTCAAGACCTTTTGTTCCTACTCTCGTTAATTTTGCCATATTTTTATCTCTTTTTGTTTTACAATGCAAAGGTACGAAAAAAAATTGGATTGACCAAATATCAACCCAACTTTTTTATCATTAATGTTTTTTAATCGCTCTTGCAAACATATCAATTGATTTTACTTTCGATTGGTGCTCGATTAACTTTGTGTAATCAATCAATGGCTCTGCAAAAAAATACGCTACTACCATAATATATTATTTAGTATCTATAAAGATTTTCCATTCTGTTATTGGTGTTATCTCCATCATAGTGACCAATTCTGTTGCCTTTGACCTTAAACCCATTATATCCATAATAAGTGGGTTTTTCTCCCTTTTTGAGACACCAATGGTTGTAAACAATCTGTGAAATGGTGTGTTGTTCCTTACCCCATATTCCGCAGCATAGGAATATAGTCAACTGGTTATGACACAATCTCGGTGCTCTCGGTTTAAGAACTTTTTTAGTCCTAATGTTCCTAATTCTACCCATATTTGATACCTCATACTTGGGCGCAAAGGTAATCTGTTTCCACGCTTCCATAATCTATTTTGTTAAAAAACGTTCATACCTAAACTTCTCTGAATAGAGTACATAGAATGACCTAAACAACTTATTAGTAGGTGTTTTTACAAGCGCAACCTTTGAAATTGTTTCCAAGAAATCATCAATGCAAGCATCAACATCAAGATGTTTATAATCTCTTGCATTTTCAATAGTAAGCCTTAGAGTGTTATCCAAATGCTTTTTGGCATATTCCCTAAAACTTTGTTTTAATGCTTCTGCGGTTATTTTATCTTTCATGCCCAACGTCTCCAATATGCTTCTGCACCAAGGAAGCTAAAATGTTCACGAACTCGGTGCTGCGTCGCATCGTTGCCTTTCGCATAGAATGTGGCTCTTTTATCCCACTTTCCACGCTTCTCGACACCATTATTGAAAACCTCTCCCACAAGGTTTCCCTTTGGTGTTTTCCAAATGACAAGCAATGCGCCATCGTCTCTTTTAAACATTGAAATCTTAACCATATTCTTATTGTTTACTTTATGTTTTTCTCTACTATAAGCAGACAGATGTGTTCGCAAGACCATCCATCATGCTCGTTCACCAACTCTATGCAGCGGTCTGTGTCTTTTTTTAAAGTATAAACTTTCTGTCCGTTTTTCGCCACCTCGTCCAAATCAATCTTCTCGGTTGCTTTCTTGAAATATTTTTTCATCGCTTTCTTCGCATCCTCCAAGTTAAAGAAGATGTCTATCAGCGTGTCGGTTGAGTCATTCCAATCCCAACACTCATGAACGGTCAACGCAAATACATTTCCCATAATCTATACGTTTTTAAATTCGTTTGGTGTAAATTCGTCGTTTTCTGTATCTTTCTCACTCATGTGTATTGCAACACACCCAGCGATAAAGTCTTTGAGAGAAATTGTATCATCGCCCAATGCCCTCTGAATCATGTCGGCATGGAATAAATTGTAGTGGCTTTCGAGTAGCCATGAAAGTTTTTCGTCCATATATCTTTATCTCCTTTTAATTGTTATTTCTTTTGTTGATGCAAAGGTACGAAAAAAAATTGGATTAACCAAATGATTAACCCAATTTCTTCCAGTTTTTTACAATATTTAACATTTAACCCTTTGCATTAAGGTCATAAGACCGATTGGTCTCTCGCAGATTAACCTTGAACTCACGCAGTGTCTTCTGATAGCCACGCACCTTTTCACGACCCTTGATAAGTTCCTTGTTGAGCATAAATACATCATACTCCTTGCAAGGGTCAGCCCAGATGGGTGTAATCTGCTCACGCAACTGCTTGTTACGCTCTTCACGCTTCTGTAGTGAAACACGAATGTTCTTCTGCTGAATGCGAATTTCACGCATCTTCTCTAATTCCTTTGCCATAGTTTTATTCCAATTTGGGGGAGCGGTACTCAAACATTATTTTGTACTCGCCCCATGTTAATATTTTAATTGATTATACTCGTCTTGTTGCAGTTTCAATGGATATGACCCTAATCTTCTCTTCTCTCGGTGTCTTTGTATGCACCACTTCAAACTTCAATGAATTAAGGAACTCACGCAACCCTCCTACAGATGTGTCTTGGGGAACATCAAGTTTCAGCCATATACTAACTGGTTCCTCTGTGACGAAACTTCCCTTTCGCAACACCCCTACTTGCTGCAACACATATTCCTCAATCTGCTTTCTAAAGTACGGAGAAACAAACTGGTAAGCCTCAACGATGTCAAAACTATATACCCTTGTATATGTAATCTTATCCTCGTCCTTATGGTATTCGACTTCAAGATGATAGGTGAGACCATCAGCGTCTTTCATATCATTAAAAACTACAACATA